TTTCTGCCAAAGTCAAAGCACTTTGGTCATGGTAGATAAATTCTACCAAGACATCTTCGTCTATTAACGCATATTTTGATGATTGAGCCATTTAATTATTTATCTTATTTTTATTTTATAAATTTCCTGTTTGATTTAGAAGGAATCCACTACCCCATCCGTCGCCAGTCCAATAACCGTACGGATGGGACGACCAATTATTACCCCCACTAGTGTTTGAACCATACCACCCTGGTCTAGCCAGCACGCCTGGCGCTTCCCATAAATCTTGATTAGTTCTAATTTTCCAATCACTAGCACCAGATTGATATACATTCCAAGACAACATTTGAAATTTTATTCTTTCTGGTACGTGATGCGGTACGATCAATCCATTTGATACACCAAGGTAATTACAATTAATGTCTGTCTGACTTTGAAAATGGTCTTTTACATCGTTTTGTTGGAGGTTAAACATTGTGTTTGCCATTTTATGAGCATCTATATAATAGCATTGAGATTTACTATTATAGCTAGACGTATCTTGATATTTCCAATATAAATCATCTCTACCTAAATAAACAATATTCATTATGTCATTATCTAACCTTAACCACTCGTGATTTGCTGGTGGAGTGGTTGCATATCGCCAATCAACGTGCATTGATGGCGCCTGATCGGTGTTCACATCCCAATGATGAGGTGTTGCTACCCATGGGTCAGTGTTTGGATTCGGAGCAGGAACATCAATATGAGTTCGCAAGCCTGTTCTTATATTATTGATAATGTCTAACCCCATTATTCCTGGGTTAACTCCACCAACCCACTCTGAGGTATCGTTCTTAAATCTTGGGGTCCTATAGTGATGTACTCCACCTCCTTTATACCAAGTATACCCATGACATAAATACCACCCAGTATATGTATTTTTACCGCGACCCATAGTATTGTTTGTATTTCCAGTATATGTTTGTTCAAAGTTTAAAGAATTAAAAAACTCAGAACTAAGAATTGGAACTATAGTACCATAATTAACATTTGAACCTAATATATTAGAAGGAGACCACTCTAGTTTACCGTCTTCATTTGCTGCTGTAATAATTTTTCCAGTTTGAGGGTTATTAGACTCCATCCTTGAGTTTGATAATACTTCAATTGTTTTATCTATTATTGTATTTTTTTTGAATTCTACCTTTGTGTTTGTTTTATCAAATAAGGCAAAAACTTCTTGGTCCGAAGAATCTGCTAACGTTGACTCGTCTCCTTGTAATAGTATTTTACTAGAAGTAGTTCCGCCAAACGACATTTCAATAGAACCTTGGCCCAATGATACATCAAAGTATTTATCATTTACAGCAGTAGTCAGCCTTATATTAGAATCCATTTCCAATAGGTTGTTTTCAACCGTTAGATGGGCTCTATTATTTATTAAATCTTCCCCTATAATTAAATTTGGTAAATGATTATCATATACTAATGTCTGAATAGGCTTAAGTATGTTTGTATTATTTACAGTTGTAGTATCTGGTTCATGTGTTTCTATATCATCAAACCCTGTAGCTCCTGTAGCTCCTACCGCACCAATAGGTCCAGTAGCTCCTTCTTGCCCCTGTACGCCAATTACACCCGACTGACCAGCAGCACCAGATGTACCTGCAGCGCCATACCCATTAGCAATTAATTGGTCGTAATTATAGTTAATTAAATCAATTATATCATTTGGATTGCTAGGATCGTATATTATAGTCTTTATGTTCATTTATTATATATTTTTATTACTAACACCATGTTTTAGTCAGCGTACATGTTTCAAGGTTCCAGTCAAGTAAACAATATTCAAAACCTGAAACCCCATTAAAAACATTTCCAGAATCCTCTGGTACTCTATAATATCCTGTTGGTGCCATTCTACCGGCGGACATATATAAAACTCCTTGTGAAGCACCCAATGTACTAAGATTGTTATTAAAAATATTATAATTATACTCTCTATATAGTTGAAATGGTATTTTGTTTAATTGCGGAAGCCAACCACCGCCCCACCAGAAAGACCCACTAGCATTTCCAGATGTACAAGTCCCATCAGCAGTACCACAGCAATTTATATTAGTATTGTTAAAGAACGCGTTATCTTCGAGGGATTCCCACCAATGCCAAGCCAAAGAAGAAGTATTCCAGTTTACGGAAGTTGCATTCGGATTTGCATAGTTAAAACCGCCAGGTCCATTTGCCCGCAAGCCTTCAGCGTCATCTACATCAGTTATTCTCCAAGTTAAATCATCTCTACCTAAATACATAACATAATCCATAGCAACATGGTAAATCTCTTTCTGACCATGGTTAAAGTCATCAACTGTAGAGGCTTGTAATTTCGTCAAAACTCCATCTTTATTAAATCTATCCATCTTCCATAGATTAGTAGATGTATTTGCTTGATAAATAGAACCTCCTTGTGCACCAATAACTCTTTTAATCTGATCGTCTTGTATAAGAGGTCCTGCCGTAGATGAAGTAAATGTTTTTGTAACCATATCTGGCGTATTATATGCTTCTCCACCTAAAGCGTGAGTTGTAGCCCATGTATAACCATGGCAATAATACCATCCTTCCCATTCTGTCCCATTTTTACCTCTACCTAATTTAGTTTCATAATTTTCAATACTACCATTACCTAAAGTCACCACAGTTGGAGAGTCACTAGTATGAAAATTAGTATCATTAAACTGCCATTTGTCAATAGCAATAATAGTACCAACCATAACACCAGTACCTAATGTATTGGAATCAACACTAGAAAAAGTACCATCATTATCAGAAGATTGGACTAAAAAAGTATCAGTACCTCCTGCTATCTCAAACCCATGATTGATATTTACAGAATCTTGAAAGTAAATATCTTCATAAATAGTTGAACCATTATTATTATCAAAAACAGCAATATCATTCCCTGCATTATCTGCAAACGTCACACCGTCGTCAGTGTTAAATTTCAAAACATTATTAGTAGCAAGTCCGTTAAATGCTAACTCTAACGTATCGATATTTAATTTTATATCGAAATATGTAGGAGAACCTGGATTTGTTAGTTGGATATGAGAACTATATGTTTGTAATGAATCTGAAGTAGAAGAGCTATATGAATCTATAGTTAATTGTGAGTCATCATCAGTAGCAACCAATGCGGATTTTCCAATAACTAATGCAGCTCTAGTACTATATGATGTAATAGCTTTAGGTATTACCACATCAACATTTGCAAGTGTTGTTGTATCTTCAGCCCACTGCAGGTTTCCATCGTTGCCCACTGCTCCTTGAGGACCCGTAGACCCTCCTAAACCAATAGCTCCTGTGGCTCCTGTAGCTCCTACCCCTCCAACAGCACCGCCAGCCCCAACAGAGCCAGGAACGCCATATGAATTAGCAAAAAACTGGTCAAAATTATAGTTTAATAAATCTATAATATTTTCTTTATCAGATATATTGTATGGTATGTGTTTTATATTCATTTAATTTCTAATAATTTTATGGAGCTATTGTGAAACTATTCTGAATAGGTGGTGGTGGCGGGTCCATATAAAAGACAAGACCTGGTATATTCAAATAACAAACATATGCAGTTTCCCATACATTCATACCTGAATAAGTTCCATCTTTCAAATATAGTATATCAGTATTATATTGATATACGTTTTCTTGAAGGTTCCTTGACATATCTAATTCTCCACCTGATAAAGAAAAAGTTCTCATGCCGCCAGTTTGCCATAATTGCCTTTGAGAATACGTACTTGGCTGCATTTCTGCCCCAACAATATTATTAGTAGTGGTCATGGCTTTTAATGTATGCCCACCAGAAATATTCCCACCGATTGGATGCCTCCAATACCTTCCATTCATAAGATACCAACCCTCCCATACTCCAGTTCCAGCTCCAATTGTCACCTCATACCCTTGACTTGTAGATGGAAACGATTGAACCGCGAAATTTACTTGAAAATAATTTTCTAAAGTTTCTTTACCTATTTGTACTATTGAACCCTCTGGAAGATTAACATAATTACTAGCAAGGTCACTAAACTTAACATTTCCTTCAGTTAATGAAGTATCAATTTGCAGTTGTTTCCCAGTTAATGGTACCCCAGGGTTGGCTGCTTTATATTTAGCAGCTACACTAGCCTTTCCAACATATTCAAAATTTAAGTTATCAACTGTCGCGACCCCTGATGTATGAGTAGGTCCTGTTGATACGGTTATGTCGTATGTAATAGGTGGGTCTACAAACACATATAAATTCTCTCCATAAATAACTTGAGTTTGGTTCTGAATAAAATCATAAGCAGACGCACTTACAAGTAGAGACCACAGTCTTGATGATGCATGATTAGTCCATAAGCCTGAACTAAGAATAACATCTGATGTGGTGTCAAACACTTGTATTGTTCCAGTATCAAATGTTAAATCTGAAGAAACTACAATACCAGCATCCGTAAACGCTGCAACCGCACTTAAACCATCGTATATCAATATATTCGAAGCCTTTAATGTAATTTTAGGATTATCAAACGTTACAGTTTCTGTAACCGCATTCAAATCTATAAAAGCTTCTGTTGCAGTAGCAGTATTATGTATAAATGACTTTAATCGTATATGATGTCTTTGTGTACCTCCCGTATCGTTTATTGCATGAATTCTTAATGCACTTGGTTTAGACGCGCCTGATATCGGTACTTTTTCATTACTTGTTGTACTTATTACTGTTCCATCATCACATGTTAGAGGATTAGTTAAAGTAGAAGTACCTCCTAAATAAACACTAGCCTTTGGCGATGTTAATGAAAGTGTTTCTACTCCATTTTGCTGAATCGTTCTAGTCCATATACTTTGACCAGATAATCCTTGTAATCCTATAGCTCCAGTTGCTCCTGTTGCTCCTTGTCCACCTAGAGTACCATCTCCACCCGGAGCACCGCCAGGACCTGCATTACCAGGAATACCCTGCTGTAATCCACTTGCAAGTTGAGTAAACATATCATTTAGTTTATCAATCTTACTCTGTGACCAGAAATCCCCGTTATTATTTACATCTGTTATATATAGTTCTCTTATCTTCATCTTAAGCTATTATTTTAACACATACTTTAAAATCATAATTATATCCAGGTCGTTTTGCGTAAATCAATCTAAAACCAGGTTTACCTTGTCCAAATACTTCAATACTATGAGATTTTGATTTTGTATAACCAGCAGTGTTTGATATATCTTGTGTAAATGTTGTAGTTATTATTTTAGATTCTATAATATAAACATCAACGCTATCAATTATAAACCTAGGGGTAATATTATGTTTTATATATTCTAATAAATCATCCTCTACTGTCGTTATATCTCCATATGAATTTGCTGGTATAACTGTCGTCTGGAAGCTAGATAATATACCATCACTAGTTAATTTATCATAAACCATATTAGCTAAGTAGAAATCAGCGAAAACCCTTCCTTCATCTTCATACCAATGTATTGTATATTTATTATTACCTGAATTTTGTATCTTTTCTAAACTATCTATAGAATCCATCTTATAGTGATTATATAAATCTAAAGAATATTCATCGTTTACCTTCATAACATTTGATGCCATAAACGTCTTATCCTCAACTGGACTTAAAGTTCCATGTACACTTTCCCTAACTAACCCAGAAAAACTTTTTGTAAAAAATGATGTAGTATATTTAGAGTCAAATATATTAACATCCTTCTTATCAATTGCAATCTCACCAACCATAGGATATAGTGGCTGTTTTTCTGAAGATTCAGATAATTTAATAATTGGATTATCAGCATCATCATTAACCTTATGGAAATACATATTTTTTATTATTCCATAATCTTTTATATTATCTTTATATGATTCAAAAGCAATACCATATCCATTAAACTTGGCATGTATTAGTTTTTGCCTTTCTTCTTCAATAGCACTCTGTACTGTAAACGTTGTAGTAAAGTTTTCATTGTAATAAACTATAGCACCACTTTTTATTGCTGATGTAAATTGAGGATTAGGTACAACGCCAATGGATATATCCCAAGAGTCGGTACCAGCATTATAAACAGGGCCAGTCGGATTATTAGCAGTAATCCATTGAATAGTATCTGAACCTATTATAAGAGTACCATTAGTCGCCCATCCAGTAGCATCTTTAACTGATATTACAGCAGCTATGCCTGTGAGTTGAAAATCCGCAGCTACACTAGTTCTATACGGATAGCTTAATTTATGCATGTTGTATATAGAATCAAACGTTACAATATTTTTAGTTAATGGTACGTATGTTCCATTAAATCTTTTTAGCGTTGTATAATATTTATGATTTTTATCTATTAAACTATTACCAACAGAACCTGCAGTCATGGCAAATACAGAAGGTTTATCATTATCACTTTCAACCATCAATACAGATGGTTTAATAAATTCAACAGGGTCTTCAATTTTAAGCTTGAAATCATCTAATGACACAGTACCATCCTCTTTAACTCTAACATAGCTTACACCATCTGATTCAACTAATCTTTCTTTAATTCTATTTGCTGTAATATTGTCCATTAGACCTTTAAGGGCAGTGTTTCCTCCCTCTTTATAAGTATAAGGTCCTGCAGTTAAACCGTTAAATGACGCTATATTAGTTTCATATGCGTTATTTGTAATATCCCAAGGAAATCCTTGAACTAAAAGCTCAGTATCATTTATAATATCTAATACTTGTATTTCATAATCCACACCAGCTATATCAAACAATATTTTAGAATATTCTCCAGCTGCATTTCTAGTAAATTGTGAATTAAATTTTGCATTTCCAGCATCTATTGAAGCTTGGTCTGCCCTAAGAATTGCATTATCTCCTGGTGAAGATGCGCTTGGCCAATCGCTTTGAGCAAAATCAAAGTTTGAAAATATTGGAGTATCGACATATGTTGTAGTATTCGCCACCATTAAATCAGGGAATTGGTACATAAATCCATGAGTCATCGTATCTTTAGTATATGTTGCTTGAGAATACCTAACATCTATAACAATACTTAATGTTTTCCACTTTTCATTTTTAGTTATATTTATTGAAGTCGACATATCGTTAACATCATCTTCAAAATTAACAATACACATGAACTTATATTCGTCCATATCTTCGCTAAGGATATATTTTAATCCTTTATGAAAAAGCTCATCACCATCAACAAAACTATACTTACGTATATTTTCATTATCTCTCCATTTCCTTGGAAGATTATATATTGTATGAATTGCTTCCGCAGGGCTAACCTCATCATACTCACTATGATAACCATTAAATATTGAAAATAAGCTAAAATAATCAAAAGTTATATCTTGAGCTTTTGTTTTATCGAATTTATGATATGTTCCAGGAAGTCCAATACTAGACTCTTCCATTGAAAACATTAAATTATTCTTTATGTTTATTGGATTAGTTGCTTCAGAAAGAGTAAACGTAGTACTACCAGATGTATAAAATGTAGAACTTGGGTCAGCCAAAGCTAGTGTCCAATATCCTACCATATTTATATCAAAATACTCTAAATTACCAGAATTACCATCTACTTCCGTTTTTCCTAAATCAACAGACGCGTTATAAATACCCATAGATTCGTTTGCATTTAGGATATATTTACCTCCTCTAATATTACTAAAATCTTTTAATTCAAATTCACAAATATATGGAACTACTCTAGATTCTATTGCATGTTCTTTTAAGCTATTTTCCTCAAGTCTATCATATTGATTTTTTATTCTATACGTTGCACTATCATCTACTATGTTTGAATTTATATTATAGTATTGTTCCAAATTTTTAGTAATTAAATCCTCTTCTGTCATGTTTGGGAAATCAGTAATAAAATAACCAAAGCCTTTGTCATCTGTTAATCCAGTCGCTGTATCTAATATTCCAGAGTGCGCCACATCGCGATCAAGTTCTCCAATTTCAGATGATAAATCTCTATGAAAATCAAAACCTAAATCTTTAATATCATACGCGCTAAACTTACCAAAAGAAGGTCTAAATACTTTATATGCCTCACATACACTATCACTAGATATTTCTATGCCTTTTTCTAAAATAACTCTACGATAATTAGTACCAGTATCTAAAGATATGCCAATTATTTTAACATAGTTTTTTTCTTGGAATATTTTTATATAATCACCAACAACAATATCTCCAAAATCATTACCCTTTATAAGTAATCCTTGGTTTTTACCAGCACCGCCGACCATCGTTCTAATATCCCAATCAGTAAAATCTATTATGTGTGTCCATACAACACCACCTCCATCTGGAGTTGAATTATAAGTCGAATGAGTAGGACCGGCTGCTGCACTAGTTCCTCCTAATTCAGTATAATAATGTAAACCTACATTAGTTGCAAAACTTCCAGGACCATAAACGCCAGGCGCCCATTGAGAACCACCACCAAGACCCATATTATCATTCTTAGCTCCATCATACTCTACAAAATCAGAAACATTATTTTTGTAAATACCAAACATTATCATATCTCTATCAGAACCAGCTACAAAACCTTCTATAATAATACCATCACTAGTCGCTCTAACGCCTAGTTGGTCTTCTTTCGTAACATACCTTATAGAATCACAAATAGCAGATATAATTTGACCCATATCTCCTTGGTTCGAGAATGTTAATCCACTTGAAAACCCAGCAGCAAGAGATGAATCTGCAGATATTATATAATCAAACATGTTGTATGACGCATCTGCCATCGTGTATCTATTTCCAACAAAAATCTTATCTAAATGGTTTGGTACCTCATTAATTTTTATTTTTATAAAACTCTTGAATGTTCTATTACGTCTATTATATGTTATTGTTCCTTTTTTCTTTTGAAACCCGCTAAACAATGAGAAATCATTTATCTCAACTGCTAAACTATTTCCAAGAGCAACTCCTTTATTTTTAATATGATAAAAATTGCCGACTTTGTCAGTAATATAATTTAATGTTGGTAATTGGAAATCAGAAAGATTTGGTAGCATATCATCCTGTGATATAGAAAGACCTGTAAGGTCATATACCGTATCAACAGAACCTGGCTTAAATCCAATACCATCAGCCCTTGCACCAACAGCCTCAAAAGAACCTTCTTCTATATTATCAACATATAATCCAAAATATCTGTATGTTTTATATTTTACCGCATGCGGATCATCAAACATAAACTCCATGTTTAATATATTAGAGAACACCATCCCATTTCTTTCAAACCCGTCAGACAATATTTCATTTTTATCTATTTCAGTTCCATCGGTTCTAATATAATCGTCATAAATATAATCTTCTTTACTGACAAAACCACCATTAAATAAATCAATACCATGATACACACAAGGTTCTCCATCATTAAAATCAAAATTTATTGCCCCGCTTGGAAATTCTGAATCTTCTATATGGTTTCTTATATAAGTACCAGCTGCTGAATTTCTTGTTAGGTCAAATGTTTTAACAATAGTGGACGATTTTAGCATTTCCATTATTCTATTATTTTGACCCTTATAATTGTCTTTATCTACAATTTCATTTTCGCCATACGCTGTTCTTTCAACCCTATAGACAACAAACATCGATGGCACCTGCTTATTTAACCATAATGGCGCTAAAAACCTATACTGTTCTTTATATAGTTTTATTGTATTAGCCTCTGCACCAAAATTATATTGATTCTCGTATTGTTTAGAATATTCAGAATATACTGAAAGGTCTGGATTTTCTCGCATAACGCTATACCTGCTAATCATTGGTAGCTTTTTATAAAACCGCGAAATGTCAGATGAATATTTACCAAGAGAATGTAGTTCAAATCTTTTATATTCAGATGATGATAATTCTTTATTAGCGTCAAATGAACTCAAAGATATACTATCGCTAGAGTCTACGACAAGCTTAACATTACTTGTTAGTTTAGGATTTGTTCTAAGAAGTCCAAATGATTTATTAGGAAAATCATTGTACTTTATACTAGTATTTAATTTTGACATGTTAGGTATAACTTTTTATATGCTATACTCTATATATCCTATTAAGATTGATTACAATTCTAGAAGTTTGACTACGCCCTAGACGTCGTTGGACTAAAATTTTGTAAAGATGCAGATGGTATTGTAGAAATTTTATTTCCTACTGGCTTGTATGTTGACGTTACCTCAACATCAAAACTGAATCTTTCATCATGCGCAAGAATATCTAACCCAACAACCTTAGTGTATGTCAAGTTTGTTAGTGTAGTTCCTATTAAACCACCAAGTCTACCCTTTCCATTAGTACCTGTACCATTATAATCAGTCATTCTATATTGCCATACTAGATCGATAGTTATTGCGTTTGCGTCTCCTGTACTTATTCTCTTTTTACCAAATTTATTATCAGCATCTACTGTTAATACATATTTGTCAACCGGTGAAAGATATAAAAATGAACCACATGATTTACCACCAACAGTATATTTATCTCCAGAGTCAAATGAAACTTTATTAGCTCTTCTATATGAAGCAGTACTAGTATTATTTATCGCAAAAGCAACTCTTTTGAATGGTGTTTGTTGTTCATTACCTCCAGTACCAGTTCTCCTAGTAGCAGTTTCTGGTATACCAATATACCCATTTGAAACTAATGTCTCTATAGACATAAACTTAGCAAAAGGATGTTCTGTATGTGGGAATATATGAGTATCATAGCTATTATTATCAGGATTTGTTGACGCGGTTGGTGTTGTAGCTGCAACTCCATCCCAAACGCTATGTGAAGTTCCTGTACCCGTATTTGCATTTGCTGCAGTTGCGGTACCCATTAAACTCCAATCTGGTGGGGTATACGTCGCCGGTCCAGCTAAAGCATAATATAATAAATCTACCCCATTCTCAGTACTATCAAACCCAGTTAAACTAAGAGCCTGAGTGTTTAAGTCATATAAATCTTTATCTCCTGAAAGGTTCTTAAACCTAGAATAAATATATTGTCCAATTGTTTGGGATGACTGGCTCGGTATTTTATTAAAGAATTGGGCAGTATCTAAATCTGATGCTGCTACGTTTTGATAACCTACTGGAACTAAATCATACCTACCCTCATCTTTATAGTAATCACTTGTACTTCCTACGGTATTACCTATTCCTCCACCAAAGAAAGTAGTATTAGTAGATGAAAATGCCTCAGACGTTCTAGTACCATTAATTATTGCAGATAGCTCTAATTGAGTAGCTTTTGTATTTGAAATTTCTATCTTAAATATTTTAGTTACGATTTCACCTTTATAATTTATAGCTTCTGAAACTTCTTGAGTATAATATCCACCATGTAGTTTAACAACTGAATTTGCGTTTACAACTGTTGTATTACCAGCCTCATCGATAATTTTAACCATTAACTCTCCAATAGCTTGTACAAGAGATGCTTGTAATCTCTCAATTTCAAGTGCCATTTCAGTTAATTTATCAAATAATGATATTGGTGTTTGTTCAGGACTTAAGAATCCAGACGCAATTGTATTTGCAGTATGTGTATAATCCTCTGTGCTATCATCTACGTGAGAATATATTCCTTTAGATTCTAAGTCATCCATAATTTCAACCTTAATAGAATCTCTTTCATTATCTTTAACTAAACCAGTAACGGCATCGACAACAAACTCTTCTGGAAATTCAATCTTTACAGAATCAGACCATTCAGAGGTTACTGGGTTTGCAGGATAACCTGCTTCAGAAACTGATTTAATCATTACCTCAATTGACTCACCAACAGATATAGGAAGGTCTAATGAATTAAAGTTTACTGCTGAACCGTCTTCTTCATTTTCAAAATACCATTCATATTTACCTGTAGTTTCATTTAATCTTCTTTTCTTTACTGATGTTTCTATTTCAATCCAATTTGAAAAAGCACCAGTCTTTATCGTATCGTTTACACTATCATTAAACTGTATTTGTTCTATATTAGAAGATGCTCCATTATTAGAAAGGTATCTATATCTTAAAATAAACATAACAACATCTTGAGAAACTTCATCTCCTAAAGTTTTAGGCGTTGGTACTGACCAAAAACCTCTAGTTCTGAATTTAGGTGCTACAGTAGCTACCTGTGTCGATTCTGCTGTTGCTTTAATATCGCTAACAAGAGAAGAAAACATCTTAGAATGGTCTACTCTTTTACTTATTAACGCTGAAAGCTCTCCTCTATGTCTTCTTTTCTCTGAAATTGATTTGAATTTCTTTCTATTAATGAAAGTTCTTTTCCTTTTAATAGCGGCATCAGATTTAGAAATAGATTGTTCAGCTGCTTTTTTATCAGATTTTAATTTTATAATCTTTTTAGTAGTCGAATTATCTGTTAAGTGCTTATTTATTTGAACTACCTTAAAATTATCTACATCTAAATTAGGCGGATTTGGTTTTAATGCAACCGCAGCAGGCGGTATATAATCAACCTTAAGTGCTTTAATAAATTGTCCAAAATCTGCAACCTCATCTTTATAATATTTAGCAAGAGTAGTCTCTATACCGTCTTTCTTTAACATTGTAAGTTCATTAGAAAAGAATCCTATCCCTGGTGAATATGTCTCAGCCTGTATTTTAGATACAGGGTCTACTGGCTTAATAAAAACAACCTGTCTTTCGTTATAACCAACATTAACATCTACATTTAATCCAGTATCTATTTCCTTATAAATCTTTACAGCGTTAGACCCTATTTTAATAGGCTCAAACCCTTCAATTAACTTAACTTCGATTTGCGAAGTAGCACCATCAATACTTATAATTTGGTATCGAGTAGAATATGATTCGCTATTAACAACTAAAGAATCTCCAATTCTTAGAGTTTCTGTATCTTTCATTGTTTTCGATGTATCAGAATAACTCAGTTTATTTAACGTAAATAATTTGATAGATTTAGTTAGATTAGAATTGTCTACAACCACGGTCTTCTGTGTGTTAACTATATTGACAACATCAAAATCTCCAGTATATTGGATTTGCCTAACTGGCATATCTATAATATTAGAATCTAAAGAATATACGACACCATCTTCTTTTATTTTATACAATAAATTAGTGTGAGATATATCGCTTCTACCTTTATAATTTTCATCAAAATTATCAGCAGTATTACTATCATTAGAATCAAATAAATATCTTTCAACATATACTCTTTCAGTTTCTACTGGTATTTGCCCATCTACATTTAGTTCTATAGTTAATAATGGATTAAGAAAATCCTCAAAGAAATCGTTAAGCTTTGTATTAAACGCAACTGGAGCTAAAAGTCTTTTAATAGGTTTTGAAGGGCCTTTAATTTTAGAAGTATGTATTCTTCTGAAAGAACCATCTTTAAGCCTCACATTTGCATTTCCTCCATCTACTCCACTAAGTGCTTTATAATTAGTATCTAATCTTTCAATCTCTCTTTTCAAATACCCAAATGCTGGAATTTGAATAGGCGTTTTTGTATCAGTTTTGCCGTCATACAAGGTTATAGAAACAGTTTCTTTATCTGTTGTTATAGCCTCGTTAATACGCTCAAATGTCTCTAAAGCGTTTGTATTTAATTCTAAGAATTGCTCTAAAAGCTGTGATATTGAATTGTTAGTACTCATATTTTTTATCTAATAATGTCGGTTTCAAATGTTTTGTTAATCGGGTCAGTACATATTATTTCAATATATGGTTTATATATTGAAGTACCGGTTTTTAACGTTAGCTCAGTTGTTGGTATTGTTATTGTCGTTACCCATCCATTCAGTTTATCCATTAATATGTTAATAGTTTTCCCAGAAGGAATATCTATATTATCTCTGAATGTAATTCTAACAACATGTCCTTTGGTCCAACCTGATTTACTATCGTCTATGTATATATTCAAATTATCTGAAAGCGGAGTACCATCATTGTAAATTCTAATTATATTATTAAATGGTCTAAGACCTAACCAAACACCCTTAGTACTTGCAAGACCTCCAAGAAATTTATTAGTAGATGTTATACCGCTATCAAGTGTTTGTGCAGCTTTATCAAAAATATAACTACCACTTAAATTATAACCATCATTGTTTGATGATAATTTAATTATATTGTCAGTTTCAGACCTCGTTATAGCAATACCACTATCTCCTCCAGCTACAATAATATCAGTATTGATTTGAACTGTTGCGTCTATTTCACCAGATATTAACTGGTTAATTCTATCGTTCGCGCTTGTAATTAAATCAAGTATTGATGTAGAATCAGCATAATTTAGAACAGCATTTGATACGCTTGTTTCTAAAGAAAGTATTCTAGTTTCTAAATCTTCAGATGTTGTTTTTGTTAAAGTTATATTTTCAAGGTCTACAAGTCTAGCCGCAACATCAGCATATCTTTTGTTAGCATCTAATAATAATTTTGTAGCGTTTTCAAGTGAGGATGTTGTATCAAAGAATATATCCATTGAAAATGTAGAAAAGTCATTTATATTTGTTTCAACACCAACATTATCTAATGATGAATTAAATTTAACATTCAACTTAAGAGCAAAAGAATTACCATTTAATCCTGTAATATCATTTGGTTTATTCTTTGTCAGCTCAGGAATATACCATCCTGTAGAATTAGGATCGTCCTTAAAATTATCTAATAATATAACACCATATAAGTTTGTAGCTCTATTACTTGGCTGAGACTTAGAATATATGTCATAGTATACTAATATAGCATTAAACCTAAAATCTCCACCTCTTTTTGCATAGTCTTGTAAATTATCAAGTTCAGCGTCGCTTACAATTTTAGCATACTCTTCGTTACCCCACTCAAGACCGCAATGCGTCACTTGGTTTGGGTCTACATTATATACCCCAGCTGCATTTGGATTTGCTGAACCATTTCCACCAGTCGCATCAGTATAATCGACAATAGGTTGCATATCTAAATTTGGGTCAGGGTGGATTTGACTAGTTCTACCATTTATAAATAAAGTTTGTGGTATATAGTCAGTTTCTGTTGTATTATAGTTTGATTCCTTAAATAAAATATTAGGAGTATATCCAACAGCAGAAGGAACGTTTATAAAAATTTCGTTATATGCCTCTCCACCGTATTGTTTATCATTTGATACGTCTATATTACCTAAATATTTTACAACTCTACTATATTCCGTACCAGCAGCAGAAGAATTATCTTCTTCAACTAATCTACTATTTACAGCCTCTTGTGATGTCGCCGCACGAGTTCTAAATGCTCCAATTTGATTTAAGTATTTGAAGAATATTTTTTCTGCATCACTCTCAAATAACACTGAATCATAATCATCATCAGATAATATGTAATCTTCTAAATTTAATGCATAATTTTGAAAAGTCAACGCCCAATCTACATTTGCGTCTGCATTCGCTGTCAAATAACTTGCTCCTGCTCCACCTACTGTAGAATTTCTAAGTCTTTCAAATTGTATGAAATTATCAGCACCAGACGGTGAATCAACGACAGGTAAATCAATCAAAGCAAACTTTGAGTATTCAAAGTTTATGTCTGGATTATAATAAGCCCTAGTAAGGTCCTTTGCAGCACTTGCAAATGCGTACATAGTACCTCCTTGGTCTTTTGGTGTTCTAATTAGTGGAGTAGCCATCTATAGAGTTTATTTAATTTTTATTATTAAGCTAATACCGTATTTGCAGAGCTACCCACAACATACCAGATACTGTTAATAAATCTTAAAGTAACGTGAGCATAAGCAACCAGTGTAATCGTAGTATATTCTGCTAAATTTGAAGATACTTCAGTAATTACACAGTTTCCAGCATTACTATCAGAAACTATCATAATCTCTTGTCCTTGAGAACCATCAACTAAGTTAAGAGCAAGGTTACCCGTGTTTGTCATTAAATAAGAATAGTGGTTAAAGGTTCCGTTCACTGTTGGTAATGTAGTTGCCGGTCCAATTACGCTTTGTTGTATTGCTCCACTTGTTGAAACATTACCAGTAACGTTTAAGGCTCCTGCTAATGTAGTTGTAGCAGTAACGTTTAGATTATTTGTAAAAGTTCCATCATATGCACTAACATTTCCAGTCAATGTCAAATTCTGCGCAGCAGTATTCAATAACAAACCCAGATCAGTAAGCTCTGTATTTATAGAATCAAAGTTATTGTTCAAGTGTAATCTTGATGAAGAAATACTGTCTGTTCCTAGTATAGTGTAAATTGTCGCCATAGTTTTATTTTATTGTTAATATGTTTTTTGTTGTTTTAATTTCATTGCCATTAACGTCTGTTATTTTCAAACCTACTGTATAATCTCCAGTTTCGTCAAACACATAAGTTAACCACCTATTATTATAGTATATATCATTAATATTTTTTGAGTTATTTTTCAATGTCCATTCCTGTTTCTTAATACCCGGTACTTCTGAATTATCACATGAAAAAGTAAAATGATTAAGTATATTATGTATCTCATGCTGTTTTATTATTTTAGCATTGTCATATGTTGGATTACATGGTTCAAATTTATTATGTTTTAATAAAACACCAGTACCCGCACCTATTGTTATAGTATCATAGTCATGCATTTTATCTGCACCATTGGCAGTCGCCAGCATCCAATCACATGTATCTAAAATACCATCGTTATTTGTATCAACCTTTACAGCATTGTATGTATATTTAGATAGTTGTGGATATTCTTTTTCTTTAACAGAAGTAATAAATGTAGTATCTGCCACTGGTGAACATAGGACATTATCTGACATTATAGTAAGTACCTGTCCAGCTATATCATTATATTCAATAGTATATCCATCAACAACTATAGAACCCGTGTTAGGCCAATTAGTTAATGTTCCAGCTAACGTTAGTGTTGCTCCACCACTAGCAAACCCAAGAGATTGTCCATTAAGTGGGTCAGCTTCTAATGTAGCTGCAGGAATAGCTCCAACTGTTAGTTCGTAATATCCCATTACAGATACACAAGCTGTAGCCGCAACCCAGCCATAAACAGTTCCTTTAATAGTATTACCATTATTTGTAGCGCCAGCAGGAAAAGGAATATCAAGGTCTACTTCCCATCCTATTCCTGTTACGTTCGTACAAGCTGTAGTATCAGGAATATTATAAGGAGAACCAGCATTAACCGTAGTACATGAAGTAACAGTTAATACCTGCCCTGTTATTGCAGAGTAAACAATACTTTCTCCATCTACTACCAAAGTTCCTTTAGTTGGCCATTGTGTTAAATTTCCAGTTAAAGTTATATTACCTGCGGCAGTTGTGTTATACGCACCGTCTACAGAAACAGCTGTCACAATACCAGAAGAATCAGTTGTCGAATGGTTTGTTATTGTTGTTGGTGAAAGCGTTACTGGAGCTGGCGCATTAGTTTGATATGTTATAGTATTTGTACTATTTTGAATCCAATCAGCTGCGTTAGCAACATATATTGTAGTATCACCAGTAGATGGTGCAGAAACAAAAGTACTATTAGGAGAATCTTTAGTCATAGTAATACCACTATCTGAAATAACAGTTAACTGTGTTGATGTTCTACTACTATATCTAAGAGTTCCTCCGCCCGTAACAGACACGGCACCCGCATTTGGCCAATTTGTCATAGCACCACTTATAGTTACGGTACCAAACGCACCTTTAGTATAAGCAGCACATGTTAGAGCTGTTACGTTAGCAGTTATATCTGTAGAATCCATAAAATTCTGTACTGTATAATTAACTATCGCAGTACATGTCGCATTTACGACAGCTGGAGCCGCATTTGTATATGTTATATTATTAGTACCAGTTGCTAGATAGTTGCTTGCATTTTTTGCGTATAATATAGTATCTCCTGACGCCGATGCAGAAGCAATTTGAGTAGGACAATCTGAAACAACACCATTGTTAATAGAAACCGTGGTAGCCATTAGACCATAGTCTGCTATAGTATTACCTTTTAGATTATTTAATTCATCCGCTATTAAATCCCAATTTGTTAAATCTGTATTTGCAGTTGGTTGTATTGATGCTGTGTATGTATCAGTAGATAAAGTTGTACTAATCCCTTCATACCAAGTTAACGTTAAATTTACATTTTGATTATCTGCAATATCAAATGAGAATGCTGCGTTTATATCAGCGCCAACATATGTTGTGCTCCAAGACATTGTTGCTCCGCTATTCCAATTATGTGATGTAAGGTTTTCCCAAACATATGGACCAGGAGTACTGTTAAAGCCACTAGCCTGACTTGCGTCTGAATATCTAACTATTGTTGATTTTTTCCAATCAGCATCAGAATTTGCATAATTCGCTCTATCTAATGTAAGATAATATGAAGCTTCAAATTCTTCAAGATTCTCTTCATTTTCATTGGCAGTATCCCAATTTGTAGCTGAATCTTCCCATGAATATAGAACATATTCATTCCAATCTCTTTTTGGAACATGCATTTGGGTAATTGCATATGTTTCAATTTCTTTAGATTTTACTTCAATTGCTTCTTTTTCAAATTTAACACTTCTAACATTATACAAATCATATAATGAAAGCTCAATATCATATTTACCAATATATGGAAGTGTCAGTGCTATCTCATAAAAACTATTTGTATCTCCTCTAAAACTTCTATCATATTTTACTCCATTAACCGTAGGTCCTATTAACCTCCATTGAATTTCATATACGTTTCTATGCCACCATTTATTCCATGATGTTGTAAGTTCTCCTTCATCTTCTCCATCTTCCCATGTAAAATTACAATCATCAAATGTATCTAATAAAGAATTAGCTCTAAGTACGATTGGACATCCTACTGGAATATCAAATTCAGAAAATGTAGATAAATCAGTGTCTGTATAGTTTGTATAAAATAAAGTAATATCATCTATAGGATTATCAGTAAGAGAAGGCGTATTACTTGGCTCGACCCCACTATATAATTCTTTAATTCTAGCCGCGCTTAATGGTGTATTCCATATTGAAGCATCGTCTATTAGACCATCCCAATGTAAAAAATTATTTATAGTTGTATTAACATTCCATTTCGCTTGACCACCAAGATGTAAGTCTATAGGTTCGTCTTTGTCATAATATATTTCGTTGCCATATGACCCTAAATCAGATATTGCAGGTCCACCTACCATAATACCATTAACTACAGTTCCAGGCTGGTCAACTAGCTCGCCATTTACATATAATTTTATATACCTTCCATCGAACGTACATGTTAACATGAACCAATCATTATTAGCAGCATCCCCAAGATAGTTAAGGGCAACCCCTCCAACTGGAACGTTAGCATTCTGCCCCGATGTAGATTGATTTCCATTAATTGTAGCATTAAATACATTGTATGATGTTCCAACCATTTTATTTGTATACCCTGAAGCAGAATCATCTCTTACCGTAACTGAAGCGTATATTCTACCACCTTCGTAATATATCTTAAACCCGCCAGGAGCAGTATGACAACTAATTATATGCTGTATTGCGTTATTTGGGTTGTATGATGTTGTATTGGACGGTAGCCAACTATCATGTTTTACCCAAACATTCAGAGTTAACGCATTCTCAGGTCTAATATTCTTATTAACGAACGGTACAGAAACATAATCACTTTTAGCGTCAAATGATAGAGATTTAGTACTTTTTGTTTGATGCGGACTATCGTTTGAAAAAGCGGTATTAGAAACTTTAGCTCCTCTAACAATAGAAGTTTGTGTCTTCGATCGAAGAGTAGCTATTTCCCAAAAACCTCGCTGTGATACTGTTGCGCTGCCATCTAGTATAAAACCTGATGTAATAGAAGAAACACATCCAGTAAGCTTTAACCCAGTTATTCCTGAATATCTAATGGTTGTACCACCAGAAATTGTTATTATTCCTGCATTTCTTAAGCCCGTGACTGAAGTTAATGTACACTCAGTATCAGCAAACCCAAGTACACCACCATTATTTAATGTTGTTGTAAATGATATTTCTGGAGTATAATCCGTAACCGTTAGCGCTGCATTTTTAGGATAAATACCTATTGGCGTAGACCTAGCAATTGCGTCATTATTTGCAGTTCCATTTGGTACATGTACCCATAAAACTCCAGTTGGTCCATCTAATACGCTTCCAGATGAATGAACTGGAGGCACTGTTGTTCCACCAAAACCAGCAACCCCACCTGCATGAGTATAATAACAAGTACCGCTATTAGTCACCCAACTGTTAGGATGATACAGCACAGTAGATTGTGTAATAGCTGTACCAGATGGAATATTATAAGGAGAACCAGTGTTAACTGTGGTACATGACGTAACTGTTAAATTCTGTCCTATAATTCCGGAATAATCAATAGTTTCACCGTCTACTAATATACTTCCTTTATGTGGCCAATCCGCTAAGTTTCCTGATAAAGTTAAATTACCGGCAGCTGTTGTATTATATGCACCACTTGTCGTAACAGCAGTAATAAGAGTCGAATTATCAACTTCTGACCATGAAATCAGATTTGCTGGCTTAATTACAGCTCCATCGTATGTTATATTATGAGTATCTGACCAAGTGCTTGCGTCTTCTACGTATAATATTTCCGATCCAGCAACATGGTCAACTGCAAATATAGTATCTACACCAGCAGCCATATCCTTTAATATACCAATATTATTACCTATATGGTCAATCGCTTTTGGGTGATTATCACCCTCTCCCAATTTCCACCATGCTTGCGCTCCAGCATCTATATCATATATGCCTGTAAGTTCTGTAAAATCTTGATTTATTCCAGTAAATAATGGGCTAACTTTTCTTAAGTCTTCTAGGAATAGTGGTCTTTCTGGGAAAAGTTTATATCCAACATCTACACCTTCATTTACACTATAAATGTTTTGTTGATTATTCCATGTATTTATATTGAATTGAGCAAAGTAATCTCCTTCACCGCAAATATCAACTATTTTAGCATGCATCGGAATGTAAGATAATTGTAATCTATCTTTAAGCCCATATAATTTAATTAAAATTTCATCAGGAGAAAACAATAATGCTTCTTTAACTTTTGGAATATCCCATTTGTCATATTCTCCTGTAGCATTATTTAATCTATAAACTAATGAGAATCTTGAAGTCTTTTTTAGATTTGAGTTTGGCAGCAAGCCGCCGCTCAGTGTACTTTTTGCAGCTAAGAATCCTTTAATCTCTTGATTTGGTACAGCTACCGCCTTTAGTTTACCAAAGTTTTCAGCCTGCTCATTTATATTTAGATAATACTCTTTAAGAGTTATATTTTCATATCCAAAATATTTAATAGCATTTAATAGAGCTTTATATGTTCCTATAAATGGTTTAATATTTGAAGCTTCTAAAAGAAGTTCTCTTCTTTTCCTGTTAATAAGGTTCCAATCAGGGCTAGACTCTCTTAAGTTAGCATCTTCAAAAACAAAATGGTCAGATGGCGAAAGAGACATACCAATATTAGATATTAAAGCCTCTAATCTTTCATCTTCAGCAACAGTCTCTCCGTATATTCTAATTGTCGCTATAACATGTGTTATATTTCCACTAGCATCTACTTCATGTATTACTAAATTTCTTTTATGATACGTTTCTAATTCGGACCTTAATGACACGTTAATTTGAATAGGTTCATTTGGTACTAAACTTAAGACTGTATCAAAAATTCCTGAAGGATCGGTTCCAGTAACTATACTTTGAGGATTCCTTGTTTTATTTTGAGATTCTTCATGTTTGATATAAAGTTCTGGAATTTGCTCTCCATTAACCTTAATAATTTCTGTTGTTGTAGAATATAGCGAAATATCATTGTTAACTCCATTAGACTCGATACTTGTATCATACCCGCCTTCAAAGCTTACTAATATCGTGTCATTTAATAAAGACGTTGTTGGTGTTATTGGTTTAATATACTTAGTTTCACCAAGTTCTCCCCTAACTTCTTCTAAAATATAAATAGTTAGAGTTTCGTATAAACCAACAGAGACTTCAGGAAGATATACTATACCGTCCCATGCCTGTGTAATTGAATCATAATTAAGATTCAATTCATCGGAATTACTATCAAAGAATTTAAGATTTGAATATCTACTCATTACCTAATATTTTTATAGTCCTTTTTTACAGTGAAAGATTTGAACACTTTTATTTCGTTGACAGCATCAACCCAATTTGCAACAACATCTTGTATATAGGTTATAAAATCCCACATTTGATTATTTCTAAAAATATGAGACGATATAGAGTTCTTTAGTATATTTATTCTATAATTATTAGGTAAGTTTTTTCTATCATCTGAAATTTGTCTTGAAACCTGATATATCTTAACTCTTCTACTTTTGAATAAACCATCAGTTAATTTAACAGCCATTATATTGATTTTCTATTTTTTGCCTGAATCCTAGTAAATATAGTTTGAGGAACTGGTGGGTCATCAAAATAAACTGAAAGTGCTCCCATCTCCCCGATTAAAGCATCATCATCTACTAATATTCCATCTCTATCTTCCCAGCCGCCTCTAAATAATGCTACCTCATCTTTTTCTAAAAGAATATCTCCAAATGAATCTAAGTTTATTACATATTCTGGAAGAGCTGCACCTTCTTCAAATCTAACATTTTTGGTCTTAACTGTTCTTTTGAAGTAAACCATCTTTTGTTGTCCATTTCCTATATCTTCAAGTATTGGAGTATTTGGGGTAATAGTCACAGTTTCTGAAACATAATAACCATTTTTTCTAGCATCTTCTTCCGCCTTACTGACAAAACGCACATTAACCGAGTCAATACCTTTAACACCTTCTAGTATAGCAATTATATCAGATTTTGGTAATCTATCCCTACGAGTAATGTTCATAAGATATTCTGATATTTTACTTCTTATATCATTAAAAATACCGTGTTTATCATATCCTTCAAAATACCTTACCTTAATATCCATTCTAAAATATTGAGGGGATGGCGGAGTAATTTTAACTTCTGAAGTCAGCATTTGTCTACCTGATTTTTCAATTATATCCAACACCGCATTTTCCTCGTCCTCAGAAAAGAAAAATTCATCAATAGCTAGACTAAAATAATCTTTATTTTTAATAAGTTTTCTCTTAATATCAGGCAACATAAATAAATAAATAACATTATCATCATCTAAATATCCGTCATCGGTAGTACTATATGCATCTAAATATGAAAACATACCATATTGAGATAAAAATGCCTCATAATTATCTGGAGTCGCTAATACAAATGCATGTGATTGTAGTGGGGCAATAAGTTTTGTAAGTTCTATACTTTCAGGATTTGAACCCATTCTAGGCGTTACTGATACTTCAGTCTCTAGTAGTTCGTTTAGGTCATATGAATTTCCTATACTATCAAACCCATCATCTTCAAACTTAAATTTTAAGTTTTTACCTCCAATTAAATTACCGTTATCTCCTTTATTTTTAATATATTGAATCTCTATAGAACTTCCTAAAGGGGGAAGAGCTCCAAAACTTCCATTTCCAAAATAAACATCTAACCCTCCAGTAATTCCAGTTTTTACAATAAACCCTGCAGTTCCAACTTTCATATCATATATAGAATCATATTTCTGCCATACAATACTATTTACAGAAACTTTAACATGATTGTGGTCGGTATTTTCTTTAGTTATTATATTAAAAGATTGAAACTTTTCTCCGGTACCGGTAACTGTTTGTCTCTCAACTTCTCCTTGAATTATAGGTATTCTAATAAAATTAGTAGATGTTTTTGAAATTCTAAATTTATCTGAATTAGTTAGCATAGTATATTTTAGACTATTAGCTTCCATTTTAATTATACTATCTGGTAATATGTTGATAGCATCTCCAGCTACTTCAGAAATAGTTGTTGGATTTAATCTAATTCTTATTTCACCCTGTGCTGCAGTGCCTCTAAATGGATCGTGACCTGCAAGCCTTGATAAACCATATATAGATTCTTTATGTTGAGCTGTTAATATGTTTTGTTCCACCATCGCATCTTCTATGTAGTGGAAAATAAAAGTTGAAAGCTCTTGTAATACATTTAATATTTGAGCAAATGGTGAGGCTGAAGTAAACAAAGTACCCGCTCTACTGTATACTCTACTTATAAAAGTTTGAGTATCACTTATCATTTCTTTTGTCTTAATTCTAGACTTTTGTAAATATTTGAAATCTGCCATTTTTATTTATTAATGTTTATATGTAAAGACCCACCTGATATTTAGAATCTACAACAACGCTGATAAACACAATATGTCTATCAACCTCCTCTGTAAAATCAACAGTCACGTCTACACTGTATTTTTTTGATAATGGTATATATCTATTAATCGCTTCTTTAACAACCTTAACCAGCATATCATCGTTATATCTAAAAGAATATACATAATCATCTAAATTTAGACCAAAATCTGCATCACCTAAAACAGAACCTTTACTTGTAAAAAACAAAGTCTCTATTTGAATCAAAAGCTCTGTAATCTCATCATCGATTTCCATTTGACTAACATCAAACCTAGGGTCTCCTTCTTTTTTAATATAAAATTCCATATAACTATATATCTAATTTACGAGTGCATCATCCAGTCAGTTCCCTCATCCTCATTTATTTCTTCTATTATACCTTCAAGCTCGCTCTGTCCCATATCTCGTATATCAGCACCATTAACTGCTATATTACCCGGTAATTGGAACTCAAAAATACTTAGCTTAGCACCAAGAGAAACTTTTATTTTAGCTGAACAATATCTAAAAAACATCTCATCCTCATATAGCGCACAATCTGGAATAGTTTCATAAACTTCTAATATAATATCAGATGTTGGAGTTTCTCCAGTAAATCTTAAGGCTCTATTAAGTCTATTATAGTCAAAACTATACGGGTTCTGTAATACTTGTCGTGCTAAATCAAAAAACTTCTGACTTACTATATAATATTCTAATTGCTCTGCTGCACCTGCTACTCCAGCATTTCCATACATATTTGAAGTAAACATTCGCTCCACATTAAAATCTCCACCGGCTTGGAAGTCCACATCATTACTTATAGAACTTGCATTAGTTTTATGAACACCAAAAACAGAATATACACCGTTTGGCATGTTAATAGTTCTTGAACTTTTGAAGTATGTTGAATCAAACGCAGCTTTTGGTATTACAAAGAAATTCTCTTGAACAGAGTATTCATATTTTTTATAAAACCATTTTCTAGCTCTATTTATAATAGCCTCTACTTCAATTTTTGGCAAATTCATAGGAACCATACATGCTCCTGTAATTTCATTTGCCAGCTCCTCAACAAAATTATTTAAGCATGTTGAACTAAATACATGTTCAGTTTCCATACCCGACGCCCCACCTAAAAATATATCACTCATATCTTTTTATTTTATTTTTCTTCATATTTTATTTTCTCAGTTTTCTTAAACCTCGCTCTTTTTTTATCATATATACCATCTCTAAATATTCCTCCTATCATCTCTCCTTTTAATACACCCTTACCATAGATATAGCAATCTTTTACCGTGGAATCTTGGCTAATATACGAACTTTTAATTTTTGAGGATTCAATTTTAACACCATTATAGAAATTACAAATTGTAATATCTGAATTATTGATATTACCGCCAAATATATCGCAGTTAATAAGTTCTCCCTTTATATCACAGTCTATAAAATCGTATCCATCGATATTAACGCAATACGAAAGTTCACCATCTTTAACTTGGACTTTCCCTGTATCTGAATCATAATTTATATGTCCTTTTGTAAGAGAACCGTGAGTGAATAGCTTTATAACTCTTTTTTGTATCTTTGACCAATAATTCTGTATAATCTCTGTGGCCTTGCTTAGGTCAACTGTGAATTCAATATTCTTCCACTCAGTTTCAATAACTCTCCAATCAATCTTAGCATCTATAATTCTCCTATTATTAGAAAGTATTCTTTTAAGTTCTAATGAGTTAAAATGATTAAGTTTTTTAGATTCTGTACTTTTCCATAATTGAACTATAAATGAATCTAACAGATGTAATATCTTACTAGTCTTCTTTTCCCAATCCTTCCCACCAATATATCTAAACTCCAAATAATCTTTTATTCTCTTTTCAAAATTTATACCATAGTATTTTGAATTAGGAAACCCAAAATTATTCTCATCGATTAAACCACCATCAATATTAAAAACTTCTGTATTTGGAACTACATATTTTATAGATTTTGCGTATGTTGAGTTTTCTCTTTGTGGGAATAAATTAAATACATAATCTTCATCAAACTCTAATATGAATTTTAGAACATTCATATTTTCAATTCTTCTTTCTCCACCCTTTTTATTATCAAATGAGATATTAAGATGTATTGATGACATATCATTAGTATATCCATTCTCTTCAATCCACTTAGAAACTATAATGATAATAAGTCTTGCGTCTTTATATTCTATAGCACCCGTAACTAGCTCCATAAGTTTCTCTCCACCGCTCATGTCAGGTTCTATCTTAAATTCTTTTGCTGTAGGAGAAAAATCACTATGAGCTTTTTCTTCAACTCTAATCTTTCTATATAATAACGCACCAAGCTCTTTTGCTGTCGCTTTTATATCTTTATTCGAGTAGAATTCAAACTCTATCCCGACTAGAGATTTTGATAATATTTCTGCGTCGTTAAATCTGTTCATTATTGCTATTTATATAACTTAAGTTGATTTATATATCTTAATTTTTTGAACATAAAAAAATCCCACTCATACGAATGGGATTATTTATTATAAACGACTAGTGTTGGTATTTATTAACCTATTTTTGCCGCTATTTTATCTTTAACCGCATCAGCAGCCGCATCTTTTGCTGCATCTCCAACAACTTTAGCAATAGCGTTTTCTACCAATTCTTTAGCAGCTCCCATAAATCCTTCGTATGTATGTTCTTCATCCTCATCAGCGGCATGCATTTCAGCAGAATCCGTAACTAAACTAACTAAATCTTTAGGTTCAGGTACAATACCTTCAGTAACCTTCTTTATTAAAGTACCTAGTCCTTCTGATAATTTATCAGCAACCGCTCCAGCTGCCGCTTGTCTTGCTACTGTAGCAATTACAGGAGCTAATTCATCTACTTTAACATCTGTAGAAGTTAGTTCCTCTCTAATGATTTCTCTTAGTCTTTTTTCTGTTAGTTTCATATTTAATAATTTTATTTTTGTTATTATTTTATAGTCTATATATCTATTATATGTTTCACAATTTAAGGAAAACTTTACGAGTCTCTTCATCAATTCTCGTAACAGTGACAGTGATGTCATTTCCTTTTATAAGTTCATTCAAATCATGTCCTTCAGGGAATTCAGATACATGCAGCAACCCCACAAGGCCATCTCCAATATCAACAAACACACCATAATCTTTAACCGATCTAACCTTACCGACAACCACAACAGGAGTCTTAAATCTTTCAGAAGCATTAAACCACGGATCAGTCACCGCCTCAACGGGCTTTTGAGATAACGTAATCTTAGTATCTGAAATAATTTTCTTAATAAAGAATTCTATTTCCTCTCCTGGTGTAATCTCTCTATCTTTATGTCTTTTTAGAGTTTCTTCATCTAAATCATTTATATGAATCATACCAGTTAAGCACTCATTAAATTCACAGAACACTCCAAATTTAGCAGAACCTGTTACGCTACCTTTAACTACAACTCCATTTTCATATTCTTTTATTTCAGCAATTTTAGTAGGAATCATTGCTTTCAAATATTCTCTATGAGAAACTACAATAGTTCCTCTATCAGAAGAATAATTCATAGGTACTACATACATTTCAGTTCCTAATATAGATTCAAAATCATGTAGCTTATTTATTCCAGCTAAAGAACCTGGCATAAAACATTCTATACCCTGTATTTCTATAATATAACCTCCACCTGGTATAATACTTTTTACAGTAGAGTTATACGCAGTTTTAGAATTATCTACACTATCTAAAATTTCATTAAATACCGCGCGCTTAAATCCAGCTTCAACTGAACCTAATATATATTTTCCTTGTTTAGAACCTTTAGATTCTATGATTTGAACATTAATCTTTTCTCCAGGTTTTAATAAGTTCTTGTACTCTTCTGCTTCTTTTGACATATCTACATATACAGAGTCTCTGGCCCCAATATCAATAATACACCACTCAACGCTAATTGAATCTACAGTTCCTTCATAGGATTTATTTAATTCAACACCAACTATCCTATTATTTTCAGTAAAATCTTGGTTATAAAGTTTTAGTAATTCTTCAGCGTATGGTTCAGTACAATATAACTTTGTTCCATCTGACATTCGCTTAACTGATTTTCTCTTTGAACTTGTGCAACTTGCTTCATACGCATTCCAGTCGAATTCTGGGGTTTTGTTGTCAGTATCGACAACTTTTTCCTTTGACATTTGTTTTATTTTTAAGGGTTATTTAATTTATAATATCTTATTATATATCTAAAATCTAAAAGACATTTGGTACAAAACCAATCATTGGCACATATGGAACAGTTGGTACGGGTATTCCTCCTTGATATATGAACTTTAGTTCCATTAAATGTTTAGCATACGCCACTGAAAGAGCGGTTGCAACCATCTTAGCAGCTTGCTGTATATTATCAGAATCTTTACCTGCATTTAATGCTTTTCTTAATCCTTCAGCTAATTTCTTTTCAGTTCCATGATATATTGGAATATAAGTTCCACCTAATGGCATCTTTGATAAACATGGCGGGGCAGGAGGCATAGATTTTAATGGCTGTGTTGTAGTATCCTTCCAATATTTTATAGTTTCTCTTGCGCATAGTTCATATGGGTCATCACCTCCTTCACCTCCTTCTGCATCTTCAAGGGCATCTACTGTCTGTTGTCTAACATACATATAAGGAGCAGCTCTATTTTTATTATTCTTAACATCTTCAACCGTTTGTGGAATTACCTGCTTTGCCCATTTATTTTTCATTTCACCATCTACATATTCAGTCGTAACTTGAATATCTTTCCATTCAGAAGATTTTTCTCTACCAGTAAATGAAAAATAAACTATAAATTCTTTTAATAAAACTGGAGAAACTTTGTAATCTTCATTGGTATTATCTTTATCAAACTCTTCTTGTGCATATTCAAAAAGAAAATCTTTTTTAACTGAGTTATGATATGTCATTTCAGCCGGTTTACCATTCTTTACAGATGTCCTTAAGCCTATATTATTAGTTGTACCTTCTAAAGAACTTACACCATAAGAAGTCTTAAGTTTTTCAATAGTTCTATATTTTACTTTACTTAAAATATATGATACATCATAACCACCGTCTCCTATCGCTGATTCGACCTTACTCTTAAATGCAGCAAAATCAGATGAAGTACCGCCAACGGTTGTAGTTCCAGTTTCCCATGTTCCAAAGCTATTAATCCAATTTAATATCTTTTCTCGAGTACCTCCACTTGATTCCGACATTAGGGTAAATAACATTCTATTAGATATTATAGCAACTAATTGGTCTTTTGTTTCACTTCCAGTTAAACCAAATTCAAAAAACTCATATTCATATAGATTATATTCTGAACTATATTCATCTATAAATAGACGCATCTTTTCAGGGTCTATTGGAGGAGGTTCAACCTCTTCCATATCAGGGTCGGCATATTCAGGGTCTGGTGGTGCAGGATTTGGATTATTCGGATCGCTTGTTCTACCAGTAAATGGTATTTCGTTTCCATCCTCATCTAACGCGTTAGTAAGTACTGGTTCTAGTTCAATAGGGTCCTCATCTGCTTTCATTCTTTCAAATTGAGTTCCATATGTAGATAATAAACCGCTATTACTACCAGAAACATGAGTTTGTCCCCACATTGATTGTGATTGTTTAATTGCTGTATGATACTCCCTAGCTATATGCTTTCCTAATTCAGTAGGAGAAGGGGGTTGAGAGATAATATAACTCTCGACATTACTTATAAATGAACTCCAATTTGCAGGCATTATGAGTTAGCGTTTGTAGACTTATTGTCTTGTTGATAATTTATGTGTTTACTTTTCAAAATAGGAACTTGAACAGTCGTTGGCGGTAGGGCTTTTGCAGGTCCTGACGGTCCAACTCCTGTTGGGTGTATATGGTCCTCAAATAACTTTAGATATTCATCTAACCACTCTTCTAAGCTTCCTCCTCTAACTGCTGGCTGACTAGTATTACCCATATCATTAAAGTCATCTCCTTCTGGTGTTGCTAAATAAATATTAGCAGCATATAAAAATATCTTGCCATCATCAGATAATCTAATAAGCGGCTCAGAATCTTTACCATCTTTTCCATGAGCTATAACTAGACCATCGGTTTCAGATTGATATATTCTAATATTTCGTTTAGCATCATATACTAATGATACCACATTTTCAGGCTCTCCAGAAGAATCTAATACCTCGTCTTTAAGTTCTTTATTTTGATTGATTTGAAACCAATATTCTGGGTGGTATATGTTTCCATTATCAAATCTAACAGAAACAACATCACCAACATGAGGAATATAATGAGAACCTACATTGTTACGATTCATTGGAGTTGCCCATGGAATAGCTTCATTTTCTAGTAAATCAAATTTACCAAAAACCTTAACTTTACATCTACCAAAATTCTCAGGGTCTTGATTATCTACAACAGTACCAAGCCAGTGAGTATCTCTTATTTTATCCTTTTTTGCTGTTTTTTTACTCATCGTGAATATTTCCTAAGTTGTTATCGCCACTAGTACCTCCATCTGTTGTGTTTGAATCGGCATTAACGTTCTCTCCAATATTCAAACCAGCTACTGCACTTTGGTCGAAACCATCCTTAACAGTGCCTCCTTTCTTAAGACCTAAGACATTTTCTGGCATATTTTTAGAAAGAGTACTAATATCAGTAGCTTTATCAGCGTCTGCTACCATATTCGTATATATGTTTTCAAAATTTGGAACATTCGCTCGATATATGTCGCTACCTAACTGACCAATCTGTTGTTTCTTTTTCTCCATAAACAACGAAGCATCATCAACAAAACGATCACCCATCTCTCCAATCTTATCCATAACTTTATCTCCAATCAAACCTCCAAAATCACCAGGTTCATAATGTTTAGATTCTTCTTCGGTTGCGGGAGATACTCTAGCTGCATCTTTATCAGATTCTATAATCGTTCCATTAAGAACTCTTCCATCTACCTTACCTACTTTTTTATACGAAAGACCTATTTCAGATGCTGCAAAACCTTCTGGTGTTTTTAGTAAATCAGCAAATTGAGCAGTTCCTCCCTGTATATCCCATTCACAACCACTTAATTCAAAAAAGAAATATGGTCTATGGTCTCCTCCGCTGATACCGGCATTTGCGTTTTGTACACCAATTGACGGGTCAAATATGTCTTTAGTACCCTTGAGTCCACCGCCCGAAGTAAGACCTCTTAAAGAATCTTTAGCCGCGCCTTTGTCAAACCCGAGAGTAGCCTGTATTTTAGACAAATTTTTAATAGGTCTGCATTCAGTAACGTAAATCCACATTCTAAATTCTCGTAGATTTGGTGGTAAAATATAGCTCCATCTCTTTTCATCAAAACATGCGGTTCTATATAAATGCATTAAACCTGCTATTGTTAAATCAATAGATTCTAATGTACCTATTGCCATCTTAGCCTCTTCACCACCTCTATATGGTTTAAGTGGGTCATATTTTAGAAGTGTGTCTACTCCTGATAGAGATTGCCAATACCATGGCATTTCTCTATTTATTTTCTTTAATGTAAATATAAAATCATCGAGAGCTTTAAGCCTATGACCATATTGCTTCTTACCATCATATTGTACTTCTGCCTGCTCTGTAAGTTCATCATTATCCGTTACTTCTGGTGCTTTTCCACTTGCCTCTAATTGTTCCGTGAGAAATAGTCTTGCGGGTCCAGCTAATAAAGGAGATGAAAATCCTTCAAAGAAATCAAACATAAGAGAAAATGAAAGATACGTAGGGTCTGCGTATTGATTTTTCTTATCTAAAGAATGTCCTTTTCTAAAATCGTTCCATGTACTAAAGTCTGCCATATACTATATATTCTTTTTATGTTATAAACGTAACTGTCACCGGTATACGAACAGTAGGAGCATCTCCACCGCTAATTTCTATATCTCCAACAGCACCATCATCCATTGTGTCTTCACAGTATACTTCTATATCTACATCTATTTCTCCGTCAGGTAAATCTGGAAAATCAGATGATGAAAAATGAAAGCGCGATTCTCCATAATTTTTATCATATCCAGGAAGCTTAAAATCGAAGTAAAAGTCAGCTGATTGTGCTGGCATATCTACAGTTAATGCATAAATATCTAAACCGGTTGCCTTAACATTTATTAGCCTCGCTTCAGAATCTCCATCTTCAACTACTGAATAATTCAATGGAGTTGTTGGGGTTACTGTTATTACAGTTTCATCTTCTTCTGGCTCTGGTTCCGGATCTGGTTCCGGATCTGGTTCTGGATCTGGCTCAGGTTCCGGCTCTGGTTCTGGAACGGGTGGAATAGGTTCTGGTGTTGATGTATCTGTAGGTTTAGCATCTAACAATGCGCCATCCAGATTATTAGTTCTACTAGGCCATTCTCTTCTCCACAGAATTAACTTCATTTTTATTGTCTCATCTCTACTACTATATACATATTGAATACCGCCAACAATATAATATCCTGATAAGAATTCATTTATCTTTTGTTCTCCAGTTGTAATATTGTTTCCCTCAGTCGCAGAAGTAGAAACACCACCACTCTCAAATCCTTCATCAGCTTTTTTAGTTTCAACCTGATCAGAGCTTAATTTTTGTTCAAGACCTTCTGTGAATATAATAACAGGTATTTTTTGATACTTATAAATTGACGGATTAACTACTGGTAATTCAACCTCAAGACTTAATTTATTAAGCTCTGTCATGTTTTGCTTATTATGAGTCTCTGCAAACTTCCACTGTGGGTGTGTATTAGCCGTATTACTTGCCCTTCCCATATATTCATATTTAATCTCAGAAAGATACCTTTCTTCTCCTCTTCTACCCTTTAATGGTTCTTCAATATCCTTCATAGTATCGCTAGATAGAGGCTCAACATCAGTTCTAATTTCTCCAAGACCTCCATTATCATGCATTGGATTATCTTCATAAAACTGCAAAACTTTTTTGAATCCTTGGGTTCTAGCGACCGCACCTGCACCGTGCTTTAGAGCATATTTAGATATATGATGATTCGTTCCTTCTGTCTGCTCATATGTTGTTAACACTAGAGCTGATAGCATTTTATCATCATCTTCTCCAGCATTTTCGTCATATCTTTCAGCATAACTTGCAAATGACACATCGATACCATCTTCGGCATTTAATGCCTTGTTAATATCAACATATGTTAAGTAGTAAAACGGATCGATTGAATATGTTTGAAATCCTTCGTCTCCAGTATAAGAATGTTCTACTGTTTCTTTAATTACTTCATTCATTGTTTTGAATGGTATAAGTAAATTCATTAAATCTTCAGGGTCTGGTGTATCTACATTTGTAGCAAAACCTAATTGAAGGTCTGTGGCCATTGCTTCTAGATGGTCTAATGAACTACCTTCATCATATTTTTTACAAACATCCGCAAAAAGACCTGGAATCTTCATAACTCCCATAAAGGTATATTTTGCTCCTTCTGCACTTTGTTCTTTTGCTCCCTTAGGAGAACCTATAACTTTATCAATATCAAAATCTATTCTAATATCTTTATATGTATCAGTCTGTCTTGACGCTATTCTAAGACTTAAAACATCTCCGCTTCTTGGGAAAGTATCAACAACAAAATGCCCACTGCTATCAGTAATACTAACAGTAATTTTAGGTATTTTACCATTCATATCTAGTAGCATGCTTGTCACATCACCCTCCTGAAACACATAGCCATTTATATGAATTAAAGGAGTTCTACCTCCTAAATCTTTTGAAACTACAGCCTTTTGATTTTCTTCCTCAAATGATTTGAATTCTAAATCGTCAAGTGCTATTGTTGGCTCAGTTCTTGTTAAAATTTGTCTTTCTAATGCCATCTTATTCTATTATCCTGGTGATTCGTCTCTTCTACTTCTTTCTCTTCTTATTTCTTCGTCGCGTTTAGCAGCATCTTTTTTATTCTTATATTTAGTGAACGCACTTGGGTTAAGAGAAATCTTACCACCAGAAATAACAATATTACTATCTCCTGGTTTTAATATATTTGGAGGAGCAGGAGCGCTTGACCCATTTGATTTTTTATCTGCTTTCTGCTTGAGATATTCAACTCTTTTTGCGTCCTTTTCGGTAAGTCTTTTAGTTTCTAAAAATTGAGCTTTAATTTCATTAAGTTCAGGAATATCAAACCCTACAATCTCTTTCCAAGCTATTAGTCCAATATTCCTATCAGGAATTAACATAATATCTCCTTCATTAAATGAAAAAGGATTAGATATTTTATTAAATTTTAATATAATATCACCCATAGCATCAGTGCCATATTTAGCTAAGGATATTAAGTCTACTCTACACACTTCATGTTTAGTTATGTAATGTTCTGTGTATGCTTCACCCTCTATTTTAGCAAATATAACAGTAGGTCTAGCTATTTGAACTACACCATCTATTACTTTTTTATTTATACTCTGTAATTTCATTATCCATTAGTAATTTTTCTAAACTCTTCTAAGGTAGCTGAGTCTCCTATCGATCTACCGTATGAATCAACATTTACTGTTTTATCAACATCAACACCCTCTTTAGGTTGTAAATAGAATCTACCCTTCCCACAATTAAACATACTCTCAACATCTGTTTTATCTCTAGGCCTGCCTGGTTTTAATGATATCGTTACAACCAATCTTTCAGGAAAATCTTGAACACCAAGAGGTCCTTCAAAGGAAATATCAGTGCTCTCACAACAAAGATTTCCCATAACTATCATAGGATTTAATGGATTACCGATAGTTAAATGCCATTGGCCTGTAGGGTCACCACTTAAAAATGCTTGAACAGCTTGTCCACCTTGAGGAGTATTCATCATCTCCATTAATTTACCACCAATAAGATTCTTTACACCTTTACCTAACATCTCTCCAAATGACTGACCAGAGAACATACCCTTTATATCATCAACAACACTTCCAAAAAATCCTGAAATATCTCCATTCTTAAGTTTATCTATATCTCCAAGAGGTTTAGCAATACTACCATCTCCAGTCCATCTAGTAGAACCTCCCCAAAATGGCGCATTATTATATGTTAAGGCCAGTATATTTGATAGTTGGTCCAAAAACATAACTTTAGGATTAGCCCCACCCAACGAACGCATCTCATATTCAAATTTTAGAGTAAACGATTGTTCAAACTTTAGACCTTGTTTTCTAGCATATATTTGCTTAATAACATTTAATGGACCGAATACATGGTTAGGATATGTTTCTTTGAATGAATCAAATCCTGCATTTGCTTCTTTGGTCTTCATCTGATGTGCGTTTTGATTTGACACCGCGCCATATGCTGCTTTAGCAATAGGATTATTATTAACAAAAGCTCCAAATGTTCCAGACCTTGCACTAGTTTTTGCTTGCATTTCTTGTATCTTAGATTCAAGTTCTTCATATTCAAATCCAAGCTTAAATCCTAATATTTCATTCATTGCGTTACCTGGAGCTTCACCCATCCAAGTAATAGCTCTTGCGATATCTGGCATTGTCATTTTTACAGGATTACCAGCACCATCAAGTTCTTTAGGAGATATAATATCATCACCAACTGGAAATGGAAATCTTCTAAGTGTTATCATTTGATTTGCCGGAATCTTACCAAAATATTTACATAACGCAAAATCAGCATAATTGTATCTATACGCTAGGTTATCTTTACCTAAATCTTTACAAAATTCTACAATTTTAGTAGCTGTTGGATTTACTAAAGTCTTCGTGTCTATCTTATTAAACTGCGCCAATGGAACGCCTTCAGTATCGGTTGCGGTAGCTATATTACCCTTATAGTTCATTAAACTATATTTATTAAAAATTGAATAAGGTCTAGGACCGTCAGATACTGGTATATCAGTGGATTTCCCATCTTCACCCTTACGCTGATACACTACAGAATCTATTTCTTTTGTATAATATATGTTGTAATCTGATCCCTCTCCGGCTTTTGCAGTGGGGTATTGACCCTCAGCTACAGTTCTCATAACTATATTCGGATCAGCTGTCGTATTATTTTCAGACCTTGATTTATTATCCTCGCCTGATGATTGTTCATCATCATCAGCTCCTAATCCTACTCGATCACCGAATTTAACGATGTTGGTCTTAAGACCGTCCATAAAATTTCCAAAAGTAAGTGGCATATAACTAGTTGTATTTAGTTTATATATCTAAATTTGTTAACTAGTCTTATCTAATCTGTCGGCTGAAGGTCTGTATAGTATGTCATCTAAAAACGAATCTGTTCCATATCCTCTATCGCCTAAAAACTTTTTGAGATGTGCTTTGAAAACTCCTTTACTTTTATAGTAATATGTTCCATTATTGTAATAACTTCTACTACATACATCATACATATTAGCTATCTTCTTCTCAATAAAAAAATCATGTATATTATTGAATAATGTCTGCATCTCATGCCTACGCTTGTGTACCATAGGTCCATCAACAACTACAATAAAGTTAGAAGATGATATATGTTCGTTAAATTCTTTAATAGACTTAAATCTACTATATTTAGTTCTAAGATGTATCATTTTACCGCCAAAATCTCTTTCAAACTGAGCTGATATAAAATGTCTTTTTATGAAATTTATGTCATCATAGAAATGACTTATTCTAATCTGATATTCGACAATACTATCACTGTGCCTAACATCATATATAATTCCTTTAACAGGGAATAGGGTATCATATTTACCCTTTGGCGATATTAACGCATAGACTATAGTACCTTTATCATATACTCTATTTCTTATCAAAATTCTAAATTTTCGTAATTATCAAACATGCATATAGTATCTTCGTCTATACTTTCCATATTGATAGCAATTAAATTTATTTCTTTTAAGTTATCAAACATATTGTATGCAAGTTCCTTAAAGTTTTCTATAGTTTCGCCATCATCATGCTTCATAAGATATATTACTCTATCGCTGTTTTGTTTTTTGCGAATATTATTTAATGCATTTTTAATTGCCATTCCAACGATGAATGGATGAGGCTCTACATCATGAAAATCAGATTTGATTAACTTAGTAATAATAGAGATATAGTCTACGGATGTTGTAGAATTATCGCTTTCTATTCTCACGTATTTATTAAACTCTCGCTTAGAACCGCACATCACACAATCTATTGAAGTCACTTCCACTATTTTTTAATTCTATTACGAAGTTCTATAATTTCAGTCTCTAGTTTTTCAATCCTTGACAGAACTTCAGGTTTTGTTGGTTCATAGTGTATGCCCCAATCTTCTATAATTTTAATTTGATTTACTAATCTTGAATTACCAAAATCCATACCAATATCTAAACATATATCGCGCATGAATTTCTTTTTATTCTCAGGTCCGCCACTCCACTCATACAATCTTACTGATTCGTAAGTATCGCCTCCTGCATTTATATTATCATCATGAATCTCTTTGATGACACCATTATCTGCTATTTTAAGAGTTATCGTTTGCATTAAGTCTATTAGCCTTTAATTCTTGTGCCTTTCTATTAAGTCTTTTTGCTTCTTTCTTGTCAGCTCTATAGGTTTCTTTATCTTTGAATGAAGTTAATACCCATGCCTCTTCTAATAATTTAATCTCAGCATCGTTATACCCAAAGTCTTTCTTCCATGTTTTTTTGATTGAATCTAATTTTACCTGTAGTTGGTCACCTATAGAATCATTTACCATCTTAACATGCTTTTCATGTGCGTCTAGTCCTTCTTCTCTAAGTCTTCTATATAACTCACGACCTTCTTCTGTACTTCTATTCTTTTTCTTAAGAATACCAAATTGTTTATACATTTTTCTTTTTTGAGGCCTGCTCATGTGCTGTTGCTGTGGTGTCTCTTTACTCATAGTATTTATTTATAAAGTTAGTAATTTCTTCTTTTAAGAATTCTTGTAGTTTATTTATCTCAATTTGTTTTACTGCAACCGAAGCTATAGATTCTATTATATCTTCTTTACTATCGTCTGAATTTTCAATCAATAGATTAGCAACATCTTTTTTAGGTATGTTTATATTGAGTTTAGTATCTAAAGGAACTATATTTTTAGTAGATAATTTCATTATTAAGGAAACTAAAGTCGAGTCTTTTAATTCGCTAGAAGCCACCTCTTTATTTTCATTTTCTAAAGCATTATTTATATTAACTCCTTCAGTTAGTTTGTCTGCTGAATCCGATAGGCCACCTATTAATGCTGTTTCTGCGCCTGGAAATGGAATAATTCCATCAACAACTTCAGTTAAAAATTCATCTATAACATCATTAAACATTTGAGAACCGTCTGTAAAAAATGTCATTTTATCATCTGATGATTCTACTTCGACAATCTTTCCAAAATTATCTGATTTATTCCATTGATATTGTTTAGCTTTTTCTTCTTTTGTTTTCGCCATTTTATTTGTTTTGTTATATTATATATATGGTTTAATTAAAGTCATTCCAGACTATTACTTTACTTGTACTGATATTTGCTTTCTTTAATAATTCTAATCCTCTTGTATCTCTATATTCTTCACAATAAAATACATTCTTAATACCAGATTGTATTATCAATTTAGAACATTCAAAACATGGACTCATTGTGACATATAAGTCTGCACCATCTGAACTCATAGTACTTTTTGCTAATTTTGCGAGTGCATTTGATTCTGCATGTAGAACCTCAGATTTAGTTGCTTCATATCCTTCAGAAGTTTCTTCATAGTCCCAGCTATGATAGTGAGTTTCTTCACAGCAATTATCAAAACCAGTAGGTGTTCCATTATATCCAAATGAAACTATCTGCTCATCTTTTACAATAACGCTACCAACTTTTCTACGTTCAGCATAACTAAGCTTTGCGAATTGATAGGCAACCTGCATATATATTTTCTCTATTGGTAATCTGGGCATAATAAAAACGGTCTCTATATTATATAGAGACCATTAAGTTTGTTTAATAGTATTTTAGATATTAGCTCCTTTTGAGCTCAATAGAGGCTTCCATATTATAAGGTAATTCATCAGCTAATTCTAACTCCATTTCAATCTTCTCATCTATCTTTTTAATATAAGCTTCTTTCAAATTATTTAATGCGCTTTCGTATTGTTCTTTAGTGTAATCTTCGTTACATTCTTTAAGAGTATCTGCCGCTAAAGAAGCAACAAGAGCTGCATTTTCATTCATATATGATTCGACAGTATGGTCATCATGCACATCTTCACTCCATTCTTTAGCCTCTCCTACAGCCTCTTTATAACATTCATTAAGTTTATCAGCAACTTTATATTTATCATCAGTTGATACAACTTCCTCATGGCTATTTTCAGATACAAAAGATTCGAACGTTTTCATTTTATTAAATGATAATTTTTTAGATTCTCCTATATTTCTTTCAAGGTCAGCTTCGAAATTATGGTCAGCTTGTTCTTTCGCAGTTGGTATCATTTTTTTAATTTCTTGTAATTGCGATATATGTTTATCAGCGTCATCATTAAATTTCTTAACTTCTTTCATACATTTCTTAAATGCTTTTCTAATAGAACTCAAATCAATATCATCTTCATCAGAATAATCCTCAACCTCATCCTGGAATCCAGATTCTATTTCATTATATCTATCTTCAACATCGCCTTCTGACCATGTGTAATCGTTAAGTGTTAATACTAACCATCCTCCGCTTCGACCAACTTGAAAATAATCTTTAATCCAATCTATTTTTTGGTCATTTTGCAGCATTTCAACAAAATGTTCTACTTCTCTACCTAAATGCTCCATGTATTCGAAATCTAAAGATTCAGTACTACCGTCAAAATATGTATTTGCTAAATCTTCAGGGTCGAAATGAGGACCTGCATTCATCTTTACGTCGAACTCGTATGCAGCATCTTTACCATAGTCTCTACCGTGTCTATTATAATCAAATTGATTTCTTGCTGTTTCAAGGTCTCCACTAATAGTATCAAGAGCTCGTGTAAGCTCAACCTTCATTTTGTTAACTTTATCTAAATCTTTATTTGCCATTTGTAATGTTTTATTTTATTATATATCTTTCCTTATTTATCCGTACTAAACTTAAATCCGATTTTTCTATGTTTAATACTACCAAAACTAGAAGTAAATATATCTCTAGCTCTTTCTAATGTAGCCTCTAAACCTTTAAGACCTTGTATTATTTTCTTTTCTTTAGCTGCTCCACCTCTTGCTGCACCATCATATACTTTTTTAGCCAATTCATTTGCTTGGTCCATATAACTAAATACTGTTTCTGCTGCTCCTTCTTGATGCATATCATTTAAGTCGTATGCTGGAGATTTTCCACCTGGCGGTTTAAGATAATCATGAATTTCTTGAGCTATATCTCCAACTTTCTGAATATCTTTGTCTAATTCGCCAGCATATCTATCATGAACTACTTCAGCCATATCCATATAATTCCCTATAGGTTGGTCACCCTCCATATAGAAAAACTTAAAGAATTCTTTTACTAATCCATGCTTAAAGTCTGGTCTTTTCTTAAAACCAATAGAATATGGTATGCTATATTCATTTAATGAATTATGAAATGATTCAAATGAGTGTACCCTAGATTCTTTTACTTTAAGAACTTTAGAAATTGCGCCAATAAAAACATCTTCTGGAACTCTATGTCCTCCATCATATGTATTATACTTAAAGGAACCTACACCTTCATTAGAAAAATATTTTCTAATTTTAGAACCTTTAATTACATTATCATTTTTACCAAGATATACTGTATTTTTAGTACCGTTTCTATTAGATAACTGTACAATTGGGTCAAAATTCCTACTCACCACAGCTGGGTTAAATAAGAGTGTAGGTATTCTTAAATGTTGTCCTATAATATATGCAAAATATCCTCCCATAGAAGAACCTACAATTAAACTAGAACCTCTACATCCATCAAGAGCCTCTTCAAATACAGTTTTACTATGATAGTCTAGCTTAGGAACGTAGGTATCAAATTTATCATTTAACCAATCGACCTTAGGTCCATAATTTGGACTCTCAAGTCCATGTAAATACGATACCTTCATATTATACTTTTGGTTTCCCAATCATTATTTTAGTATGTCTATTTCCTCCTAAATTTCTAGTGTACCATCCATCTCCACTTCTATTTGGATTACTCGGGTCTTTTCCATGCCACTCAATATCTTTTCCTTTAAGTAAATCTTGAACATCTTCTTTATTATCTACTGAAGGAACTCCATATTTATCCATCATAATATCTGCAAGTACACCACTAACTTCTCCATAAAACCCTTTCTTTAATAATGATTTAGCTTTTGCGTCTAAGTATTCTCTAGTTGAAGTTTTTTCTCCATCATGCCCAACTCCACTAAATTTAATTCCATATTTTGTGTGCTGTCCCCATATAATTAAATCAAGGTCTGGAGAACCATTAAGGTCTACACCTTTCCAAAACGTCCAGTCAGGGTCAGCAAATACATCATCAGGAGATTTAATTTTTACATGACCTCCTATTTCAGCATACGCTATATTGATTAAATCAAAAAATTCTTTATTTAATTCAGGATATTTTTTTGGGTTAATTTTCAGCCATTTTCCTCTTTTAGGCTTTAATAATTCCCCACTAATATCATCATATTGATGGCCTTCTTCTCTTTCGTTAATAAAATCCTCGAATAGTTTTACTCTTTTAATCATATAGTATATATCTCTAGTTCCAGTCTTTTTCAAATGTATACCAATGATCTGCTGATGCGCAATCTCTCATACCATCTAATATGATAATATCCATTTCACTACCACTTAAACTATCGACAAATGATTTAATAACTCCTTCGAGTAAAAGTTCTTCATTACTGTCTAAACCAACTTGAATGTCGCTATATGGAAAATGTAAATCTATGGCTGCTCGAGTTATTGCACTACATATTCTAGTTGTAATAGAATCATCATCGTTAAATCTTCTACCAGGATGATAATCAGAATTGTCTTTAAACATATCAAAGATTTCCTCTTCTGTATGTCTCATCCTGAATAATGATACAGCAATTTTAATTATATCTCCTACTGTATTTTGAGCAGGTTTATTATAACTAATTCCGTTACTTATTATATTTTCTACTTTCATTTTATTTTTTATTTAGGTAATTACGATATACTACTACACAATGAGCTATTCTTTCTAAACGAGCTGATGGATATGGAATCATAATACGTGCAGTATTATACCAATCACCATATTCTGATTTATATTTTTTAGTTTTGTTTAGTTGGTAAATAGTACGATGTACATTACCGTAGTATGACGCGCCTGTATATGCTCTACGAACATAACCATTTTCATAACTTAGATAATCGCAATTAGCTATTGGGTCATAGAAACATCTAGTTCCATTATTTGCTTGAGTCGTTGAGGTCTGCTCCATAAGACCTAAAGTATTTAATTTTTGTGAAATCATATTATTTATTTTTATTTTTAATAATTTGCTTGAAGTGTGTTCCAACTATTTTGTCTCTTTAGTATTTTGTTTACCAGCTTTGGAGTAGCTGTTAAGCAACATGTATCATAGTCTTCTCTGTCTACTACTACATATTCATTCTTAACTAACCAATTCTGTAAACCTTGAGAACCCCATTTCCATTGACCCTTTTCCATATGAATTCCTGGCCAATCAAAGAAATCTTCTTGTACAACATTAGTACAACCAGGTATGGTCTCTATAATGTTATTAAAGAATTCTCTATTGTGGTAAAGGAATGAGTTGAACGCTAAGTTTCTTTCGTAATTTTTGAAGAAGTAATTTTTATCTGTCATTATTTTATTTTTTGGTTAATTAAGTTAATTAGTTTTTGAACTTTAGGATTAGTAGACTCTTCAAGTCTCGGGTAGAGATACCCATCAAATAATCCATAGAGGATATTTGTGTATTCTGATAGAGAACTATCGTTAATCAGTTCCATGTTGAGGTCCATCATTTCCTCTGTATAGATTTCGTGTCTATCAAAGTTGATGTAATTAGGGGTTGTTTGCTGTGTCATATTATTATTAGTTAACATTAGTTGTTTTTGTTTTACATAGTAAATATAATCATTTTTTACGACATATAAAAACCTGGAGTGATTATTTTTACTTTTTTTTCAAAAGTTATTAACAATTTTATTTCTTCTTTAACACAACCCACAGTATAAGATAAATCCATATAGCAGCCGGTATAAAAAATAAAAATGCAACTCTCCATAGTATCGAAGGTATCCCTGACCAGTCGCCTAAGCCACCGCAAATACCTCCTATGTATCCGTTTCCTCTATATAATTGTTTATTCATATCCATTATTTCTTTATTAAGGTTAGCTTGCCGTTAACTACCGTTACCAGGTTTCTCTTTACAGCTTGAATAGCATCTAAGTATTCAGTTTCTTGGTCCATTGGCCAGTATACTTCGACTGTCGTCTGCCATCTATTGCTATTGATTTTAATCTTTGGTTCCATAGTGTTTAATTGTTTTTTATTTATAGTATAAATATAAACAATTTTTACGACATATAAAAATCTGAGGTGATTATTTTCAAAAAAGTTTTAGAAGTTATTAACAATTATGTTAATTTAGAGGCTTATATTTTTCGTATCTGATAACAATTTTCTTAAGTATCTCAGCACGAACAATATCTTCTTCTGTGAATATGAAGTTCTTAACACCATCTATTCCATCCATAAGTTTAATAAAACCAGGAAGACCAGTACTTTTCTTAGGAATATCATATTGACTAATATCTCCAGTAATTAAAACTTTAGAAGTCTTACCCATTCTTGTTATAAATAACATTAATTGTTTGAATGTAGCATTTTGAGCTTCATCTAAAATCATTAAACTATCATCAAACGTATCTCCTCTCATATAGGCAAGGGGCTTAAATACTATAATACCTCTATCTAAAAGTCTTTGTGTTATCTCTTCACCTACTATTTTTCTAAGATTAGAAATAAATGACTGCATGAATGGGTCAATCTTTTCTTCAATACCACCAGGTAAAAAACCTAATTTTTCACCAGACTCTTGAATAGGTTTACATAAAATAATTTTTCTAATTTTCTTTTCAGCTAATAACTTTAATGCAGTATAACATGCTGTATATGTTTTACTTGTTCCAGCTGGTCCGTGACAGAATGTCACATCGTGTTTTTCTATATTTCTTGAATATTGTTGTTGAGATTTTCTTAATTTAACATGTTGTATATGTTCTATTTTAACTCTTGCATAGCTTCTTCTCTGTGTTGGTGGTTTTATCTTCTTTCCGTTCCCGTTCTTTCCATTTTTTTTGCTCATCATTTAATTATTTTTATGATAGGCTTAATCACCTGCCATTAATACTAACTTTTTAAGTTTCATTAATTTTTCACATTTCTCATATTCTTCAGTTTCTACAAAATACTCTATCATCATATCTATAAATTTGCTACGATTACCAGATCCACTATATATTTCGATACTGTTTCCTTCACTTTGGAAAACTACAAATTTATTAACTGTTTTAGTAAAATTACGCGTAATTGTATAATAGCAATTTCTCATTAATGAGTCTTTATCTCCATTCTTCTCTTTCATCTGCTGTATAGACTATGTTTGATATTATATATTTAAAAATTAAAAGTAGCTAACTTAAATAGTATAAATACTTAAAAAATAGTAAGATATTACATCACTACTCTTCTTCACGTAATTTCTTTTGATTATATATTGCTTTTTGTTTTTTAAGTCGTTTTTCTTCAGATTTTTTAGTGAAATGCTTTTTATCTCTAAGAGTTTTCTTTAACTTTGTTTTATTGACTTTTTGCCTCATTTGCTTTATAGCTTTATCAATCTTACCCTTTACAACTTCCACTATTAGCATTATACTATTCCTTTATTTTATCTATTATTTTCTTAAGCTCTCCGCATTTTTCATAATCTTCAAGTTCTTCAAAGAATGTGAGTACGTGTTTTATAGCTGCTATTTTTAGACTATCAGTAGATATACTATTTAAGACAGCAAGTTTATTATTTATAATTGAAGTATACACGACGTCCATCATCATCTGCCTTGAGTCAATACCCATATTATCTACATAATCCATAGAATCCCATTCCCCATCTGGTTCAAAATCAAAATTCATATCACCGTCGTCTATCATAATTTTAATTTTTTTTATCAATTGATTTTATTTGTTCTAATAGCCTATATTGTTCTTCATTTAGGTTGGGTTTAATCGCATTTAATTTTACCATTAAATTACCATATCTATCTGTTTTATATATAGGAATTCCTTTTCCACCTATTCTTAAAACTTTTCCGTTATACGAACCCTTAGGAACATCTACCATAACTACATAAAACATATTTCTAACTGTAATTGTAGTACCTAACATTAAATCATAAAATGGCAAATCAACCTCTACCCATATATCACTACCATTTATAATAATCTCAGTACTATATAATACATTACATACAACTATCATATCACCATTCGGAGCGCTTGAGTTTATTGGATGTTTGCCACCTCTTCCTCGTATTTTAAGATTAGTTCCATTGGAAATTCCTTTTGGTATCTTTAGACTAAACCGAGATACACCAGTATCTATAAGTTTTTCAGTACCGTAGTATACCTCATGGAGTGTAAGTTGAATATTTACTCGAATATCAGGTCCTTTTACCTTTGTACCAAATACGCCATCAAACATACTTGCAAAATCTGAACTATTCCTAAATGCTTCTAGAAAATCATCACCAAGTCCTGCTCCCATTCTCTTAGAAGCATCATATTTTTGCCTATTCAATTTATCCCCCAGCTGCTCATAAGCTTTAGAAATTTCTTTGAACTTATTTGCGTCTCCGCCTTTAGTATCTGGATGGTGTTTTTTTGCTAACTTTCGGTATGCTGTTTTTATATCAGCCTGTGTAGCATTTTCAAGTATTCCAAGAGTTTTATAAAAGGACATGACTACTTTTCCTTTTGCTTAATACCCTTTTTTTTGTTAACTCCTCTATCTATTCTTTCGAATTTAAGTTTTTTTCGAGCCTCATTAACATCGCGACTTTCTTTATTTTCATAACAATTAGCGATTCGAGTTAATTGATGTAATATCTTTTCTAATATTTCTTCCATAGATAATATATATCTTATTCTTTTCGTGATTTAACATTTTCATTATATTCTTCTGGCATCACTGGAGCATTATATGCCTCCCAAAATAACCACAATACCATAATAAAATATGCTATTCCTAAAATAATAAATGTATTCATATGTTATAAATTTTTAATAGATTCATGGGCAATCATGTCTGCAATTAAATTCCATTTTGCAGTTTCATCCATCTTTCTATCTATTATATCAGTTATATTAGATGCTAATCCAATTTCTGTAACGAGAGCATCAGCGCCTCTAGTATACCAATCTTTAACCCTATCAACACCACCTTCTCTAAATAATGTAATTACTTGATTATTATCTATATGTCTCCTGTGGAACCCCATTAAACTGAAATTATTTTACCTTGCACCTTCTTAAGTTCTTTAAGAATCATTCCACACTTCTCATACTCTTCTGTCTCGGTGAAATGCTCTATCATATCATTTAATGTCTTTTCTATTTCAATCTGATTTTCCTTTCCATAATAATCGCTAAAGTTAATGTCGCGAGAGGATACAACATCATAGTTCTTTCTAGCTAAGTTATCTTTAATTTGAGATTGTACATCTTCGCTGTACATTTCATTCTCGAAGTCCATCATTTCTTCATTCATTGATTTATTATTTTAGTTATTTAGTATAATATAAACAATTTCTACGACATAAAAAAATCTGACGTGAAAAGTTTTACCATTTATTTATTTTACATTTTTTACTAGGAGAGAATACCATAGCTGGAAATCCACAGCCGCATTCCTTGCATTTGTATCCTCTAATCTTCTCGCCATTTGAGTTAGGTAATAAATTAGATATATGTTCTTTTTTATCGCCGTCTGGTAGAACAGTTTCAATAATTGAATATACCTTAGACTCTTCAAGAGATGGACAATCTTTGCAGATTTCAGCTCTTCTTTTACCCTCTTCTAGAATTTTAGGGTCTAAAGTTTTTGAATCATAGAAAAATCTTAAATAATTACCCCAACCTTCTTTAATATTTTTAATTATTCCCATTCCAATATTCTTTTATTTCTTTATTGGTAAGAGTTTTTGTTTCGTTTTCTTTTTGAAACCAGTGATTATAGTATTCGTACATATTTTATATATTTAGAAAGGAACTTCTTCCTTAGTTATTATTTGCATTTTTGCTAGTCTTAACATTACGTTCATAGTGGCTACTACATCGCCTTCACAGTAATCTTTTATTTCTTCTAACATACCATTCCAATACGATGCACTAACATCTCCAGCCTTCATTGCTTCTTTAGGCGATGGTATATTTAATAGGTCACAAATTAAACTTAATGACGAACTATTCCATCCACCAAATTTCCATAAATCATAAGTATCTAATAAACAATTCTCCCATGGTTTTAATTTCTGTAATTGTAATTGATTAGGAATACTAACATCGTTAATGATAGACCTTTTTAATAAATATGGAATATCAAATCCTTTAATATTATGTCCTACTATTTTAATATTTGGCTTAAGTTGAAATATCTTAATCATGGTACCCATAAATTCTTTAAGAATTTCTTTCTCATTATCTCCATAGAATGATTTAACTTTAGGTACTGCAGTCACGCCATCAGGATATGTTATTTGACCTATTGATATTACTAAAACTTTACCAAATTCTGGGTATAGTGCAGCATTTAATGGATATAATTCAGCGTCTGTTTTATCTAAATAATCTTCAGAATCCTTTTTAATATATTTAGCCTTTCTAGCCCAATGCTCTTCTCCGTTAGGTCCTATAATATCTATAAATCCTTCTAAATCTTTTGCTGCTGAACATGTCTCAATATCAAGGAATAGCATTCCCTTTAAGTCTGTTATACTATACATTTTCTTTATAATTTGGTTTATTGTATCTTAGGCTAAAGATACTTATAGGGTATTTAGTACCATTTTTATCTATAAGCATATACCATGGTTCTCCATAGTGTTTCGTTAATCCATCAGCAGAATCATATAGTTCTCCATGTGTAATAGATCCTGCAAACCAAAACCAGTAGCTTTTACCTACTTTTGGTTTTTTAACGAAAATCTTATTGTCTTTCTTCTTCTTTCTCATAGTATTATATAGAGAATATTAAAAAAGTTTAAGATTATTTGCTTGTTAGTTTATTTATAGAATTTTGAATTTTATTTAATTCCCAATTCCACGAATCTTTCATACAATGTTTAAGTGTTTTTTCTGCCGACCATTTTAACTCTTCATTAATCTTTGAACAATCTGCATAAATTTCTATGACATCACCCTCTCTTTTAGGTCCTATTTTGTAATTTACTTTAAGGTCATTTGATTCTTCAAATGATTTAATAGCATCAAGCACACTAACGCCATTGCCAGTTCCTACGTTATATACGTGCTTTCCCTCAGATCCTATTAAATAATCAAGCGACGATACGTGAGATTTAGCTAAATCTACAACATGAATATAATCTCTAATACATGTACCATCTTTCGTATTATAATCATCTCCATGAACTAGCATTTCTGTATTATCTATTACCGACTTACAAAGTACTGGAACTATAGCAGCTGGTTTATCTATCGACCTATCTCCTATTAACGAACTATCGTGCGACCCAATAGGATTAAAATATCTTAAAGAGACACTATTAAGTTTAGATATAGCTACTATCTCCTCGCATAATTGTTTTGTTTCAGCATAAGGAGATTCAGCAGGCTTGAATGGAGTTTTTTCAGTAACCGGCAAAATATCTGAATTACCGTATACTGAACAACTTGAAGAGAATATAAGGTTATTAACGTCGAAATTATACATAACCTTTATTAAAGTTTCTAAAGAACCTATATTATTTTTATGGTATTTTTCTGGATTAAGAACAGAATCTCCTACTGACTTAAATGCAGCAAAATGAATAGCACCAACAATTGAATCATGTCCTCCGAGAGTTTGAACAGATTTGAATACTTCATTTAATGCATCATCATCCGTACAGTCTACTTCGAAGTACTTAACTTCTTGGCCTATTATTTCTTCAATTCCTTTAATATTATCTATAGTTGTATTTGAAAAATTATCAACAATAATTGGAGTATATCCAGCATCCCACAGTTCTACTGCAGTGTGTGAGCCAATATATCCTGCCCCACCTGTAATTATAACATAACTATGTTTTGGCCAAATCTCTTTCATATCATATATCTAATAGTGATTGGTGTTCTTTCATACTTCTTATGTACGAATATGAAGTATAATCGATACATATTTCAACATACCCTCCAGAAACAGAAAATGGAACATCCACCTCGTTAATCCAATAATTTGGCATAACTTTTGTTCTTTTATTTACAAAATCAAATACTGCATCTACCTCCATGTGATGTACAAATATTCGTATATTCATTTCTATCAGAGGTTTCATTACTTATTGTATGGTTCTCTAATATCTATTTTACCTCCAGCTAAATGTTTAGCAATTTTATTAACTTGTTTAGGTTTAATCTTAGGCATTTCTTTTCTAGGTGGTGCTCCATCTGGTGGAAGTTTACTTTGAATTGTCATTAGCCTTGATGCTATAATATCCTTACCTATTCCTTCAAACCAATTAACTGATTTTTCTTTATTATAGTACTGTGGGTCCATATTCTCTCCATCATAAATTGCAGAAATGACGTCTTCAATAGTAGCTTTGAATATATTAACATCGCCTCCTGCTGGCTCTAATCCTCTTTTATTTCCAAGAACATCTCCCGCTTGTCTAAGAACTGGAATTAAATCTCCAATTTTAAGCTCTGCTTTAAGTCCTCCAACTTTATCTTTAGGATTATTAAACATTGTTGCTGCCCATCTATGATGACCATCTAAAATTCTATTATCAGCTGAAATTACAGCTTGTAAATCTCCTCCAGAAACTCCAGCAATAGCAAGACCAAGGGCTTTACCTAGATAAATCGCGCTTTGTGATGGATTTAGAGATTTTGCAGGTATCTTTACATCTTTAGTTTGTACTACATCATCATATAAATTTCCGTCAGTTTTACCTCTTTTCCAAAAGTTTTTATCTTTCGGGCTTCCATATTCTGGAAATTTAGTTGGGTTAATTTCAACAGTAGGAATATCTTCGTTTATAAATTCTTGATATGTTTTTATATGTTTCATAATTAGTTATTTTTAAGATAATCTACTGCGCCTTTAGACCTTTTAATAGCCTCACTATTTACCTCTAGATTTTTTTTGTATACTGGTTCAATGTACTCATCAAATAAGAAAGTTTTGAATACTTTAGGAAGTTCTTCTCCATAAAAATCCTCATATATCATAATGTAAACTTTCGCCATTTTATCAGCTGCCATTCCAGAGGCAGAATTGATTTCAGCAACCCAGAGTTTTCCATCAGAATCAATCATAATATCGATACTCCATAACCCTAATTTAACCTTCTTTCTAATCTCTTTAGATATTTTTATCACATCATCTAAAAAATCTAGTTTACTTAAATCATTATCGACATAAACAAATTCAGTCTGTTCATCAGGGTCTTTATCTTCAATTTCATTATCTGAATATGAAATTCTTTCATTTGCTAGACAGATTTTATCATTCATTAAAAGAACTCTAAATTCTTGAGCTAAATCTTTAGCTTCTGAGAAATTATCAAATGTCAATTTACTCTTCTTAATATCCTCAAATTTATCAAATATCTCTATACCTATTCCTGAATGTTCATCATCAGGTTTTCCAATAACAGGAAATTCTAATTCTTTTGTATCTTCAATTTTATATACAGATTTAGGAAGCCACCATGCACCATCAAACATCTTATAGAAGTTAGATTTAGACCCACTTATTTTCATTTGAGACGGGATATTATACATTACATCTTCTTCAATTTTATATTTCTTAATAAAATCTAATGATTCATTTTTATTTCCTCCATAATAAATAATAGGTAATTTTGGATTAACATCTAAATCTTTTCCATCGTCTCCTTCTGCATAGAATGCATTATATAAATCATCTAGACATTTATCGTTTATTTCACCGTAAATCCTCTTATTATTCTTTCCTGTTAACCCTTCAATCTTTTCTCCAGCTAACAGAAAGTTAACCTTCTTCATGTAAGATTCTATTAATGCTGATTTTTCAGTAATAGACCATTGTTCAAACGATAATATAGCCATGTTTTAATCTTTGTTTATATTCTATATATTTAGATTAAGTTCTTATATAGTACACTTTTTATAACTGGAATAAGACAATCATTAAGAGGAATATCATTAATTGATTCGCACCAATAGTGTCTAAGGCCATCATTATTTTCTTTAATAAAAAGGGAGAGTTCTGATAAATCACCAGGTATTTCATCAATATATCTAACACGAACATCTTTCCATGATGTATTAAACGGCAATGGAATACTAATACTATATTTTAGTAATTTTCCTTTATTGTGTATATAAAGGAATCCATTATTCTTTATAGAACCTATAGTAAGATTTGAAAGTTTGAGTTTTTTAGATACGATTCTCCAGCTTTTTCTTAAATTAGAATGAAGACCTTCATATAGTCCAATAGCAACATCACATAATTCATACATTGATTCTACTGTAAAATTATCTTCAGGATAATCAAATTCAATTTCCATATTATCGAAATCAATTCCAATTATTTTAGAGTCTTTATTTTCTATACTATCTTTAGCATATTTAATATCATATAAAATAACTAAAGAAGATTCTATATCTTCTAATGTTGATTCTAATTTATGTTCTAAGATACTCTCCTCAAGTCGCTTAACCTGAGCAAGTAGAATATAGTACTTAAACTCATAATCAAACGGCATTTCAGTAAGCCAATTTTTAGGTAATTCGTTCATTTAGTATTTATCTTTTTAGAACGAAGTAAAAAGAAATTATGATTTCTTTTTTTGATTTGCTTCCTTATATAATTTTTCGGAAATAGGGGAGTTCGTTGTAAGTCCCCATTGCAGAATAAACCATCCTGCCTCCTCTTTAGCTTCTCTTTTAGTAAGCTTTAGAACTTTAATACATCTCTCAATAATATAGTTCTTGAACTCAATTTCTTTTTCTTGGGTTGTAGAATATCTCATGTACCATTGAGGGTCTTCTTTAACATTGTCGTATGTTAAATTAAATGGCTTTAGCTGGTAGTCAATAAATTCTCTAAATAATTTTTGTTGCTTTTTCTCTCGACTCATAGCGATAGTAATTCTTCAAAGATTCCTAAATCAGTACATTTAACATATTCGTCATATAATAAAGATACTTCAATAAAACCTTCAGCAGGATTCCTTAAAATTCTAATAGATTTAACCATTTCATTTTCAGAATTTAATGCATTATTTAGATTTTCTAAATCTTCTTTATGTACATATATAGTAATTCTCATATAATTATATCAAGATTTCTTATTTTGTTTCACTATTATCATTTAATAGTTTATCTAGCTCAGCTTTAAGACCTTCAAGTACCCATCCATCATGTCTTCCTTGTGCGGCCATCTCATTCTGTAGATAAAGGATTCTATCAGAATTTTTTTTAATTTTATTATATTCTTCTATAATACTGTTAGCTTCTTTAATTTGTTTCATTTCTTTTTTCTGAGTTTCTTTCATTGTTTTTGTATATGTTTTATTAGTTTACATTTTTCATATTCTTCCATCCTTTCAAAATAAATTAAGCACTTCTCTAGTGATGCGCCATATCCATCCTCTTCTAATGTAGAAGTATATGTGTTTTTCTTTTCATCTATAAATCTACAAAGAACTTGTTCATCATTCCATAAAGAATTTTCTTCTGGGTGTAACATCTTTGCATATAATATAAAATACATCATATGATTATAGAATCCATCTAGGTCTATAATCATATTATCAGGGTTTGGTCCTTTTAAGGTATTTATTTTAAAATTAGGTATCATATCAATCGGCAAATGTCTGATTATTCTGATCCTCCATATTGTTTTCTTCTACATCAACTCTTGTAATTCCTAAAAATGGTGCAAGTAATCTTAAATAAAATAAAGAATCTTCATCGTTAGGATCGAAACCTTCTAACATTTTAATAAATCTTTTACCGGAAGAAGTTAACTCCATTCCACCTGGATTAACATTGAACATAGGTTCAGTCAATTCCATACAATACTCTTCGTTACTATGAGTGTTTTCTGAAAGTATCCTGTTAGCTAATTCGAAGTGCCTTTCATAAAAATGAGTATTATCTGCTGAATGGTAATATGTACCAAGCTCTAAATTTGGATATGTATCTTTAATCCATAAAAATACATGTTGATGAACAAATGCAAAAAATGGAGCATCAAATGTTAGACCGTAAAATATATCGTTTGACCTCATTTGAACCTTCATGTGCAACTCATTTTTTCTAATAAAGAAGTTTAAATACATAGTACATACAAAATCTTTATTTCCATCAAATTGAAATTTAGGTTGATTTAAGAATGCAATTGCCTGCCTAGTATTCTTGTCAGCCTTTAAGGATTCTACCACCCAATTTAATTGTTCTCCAAATAAAAGACTTCCATAATTAGAATTGATTTCATTTGTTCCAGGGTTTGTGATGTTTTTCCAAAATCCTGAGTAATCTGAAATATAATCAACATCATTATCTTTTTTTAGATACCATGCTAATTCTCCTGCGAAATAACCAAAATTAAAATTTCTATTTCTAAAGTTTGCAAATGGAAATATAGGGTCTATTGGTAATGTAGTTAATAAAGATTCTTTAACTTTCAAATCTCTTGGATTAGCTTCCATTTTAGAATTTTCAATCTCATACAGTATTCCCTTAAATGTATCTGTGAATGTTGGTTGACTCATATTATTATATAGAAATTATAGTTAAAGTTTATGATTTAATCGTTAGCGTTTCATTCTTTTTATTATGGACTATCTGATACGTTACTCCAGTATCTTTAGATATTTTCTTGTTTATTATAGAATCTGCTAATAAATCTTCAATATGTGCTTGTATTGCTCTCTTCATAGGTCTAGCTCCGTATTTTCTATCGTAACCTTCAGTCATTAAAAATAACTTAGAAGCTTTGTTTATTCTAATTTTATATCCTTGTGCAGCAAGTCTATCAATAACAAATCCTAATTCAATATCAACAATCTTAAGAATATCTTCTTCTTCTAAATGATTAAACAAAACTATGTCATCTAATCTATTAAGAAATTCTGGTGCAAATTTATGTTTTAATTCCTTTGTTATAATAGATTCTATTCTAGATGCTTTTGTATCTTCGCCCTTTCTAGCAAATCCTATACCATTTCCAAAATCAGCAACTTTTTTTGCTCCAATATTTGAAGTCATAATAATCATTGTATTAGTAAAGTCTACTGTTCTTCCAATAGAATCAGTTAATCTACCTTCATCTAAAACTTGAAGCAAAGTATTAAAAATATCTGGATGTGCTTTTTCTACCTCATCAAATAATATAACAGAATATGGTTTTCTACGAACAGCTTCCGTTAATTGGCCTCCACTATCATGACCAACATATCCTGGAGGAGAGCCAATTAGTCGAGAAACATTAAAGCTTTGTTGATATTCTGACATATCAATTCTTATCAAATTATCCTCTGAACCAAAATAACTTTCTGTTAGATATTTTACTAAATGGCTTTTACCAACTCCAGTAGGACCGATAAACATAAATGAACCTATTGGCTTATTAGCAGATGAAACACCAGCTCTACTTCTTTTAATAACCTTACATACTGCTGAAACTGCGTCATTTTGTCCGATAATTCTTTTGTGGAGGTTTTTCTCCATATTTACCATTATGTCATTTTCTTTATCTGTTAGGGCAGTGACAGGAATTCCTGTGGCATGTTCAATTATTGCAGCAATATGTTCTCTCGTTACTGGCTTTCTTTTAGTCTTTATTGACGATTCCCATTTCTTAATTTTTTTATCAAGTTCATTGTTCTTTTGAATTTCTAAATCTCTAAATTTTGCAGCTGCCTCGTAATCTTGTTTTACTACAGAATCTCTTTTAAGTTTTCCGTATTCTGTCGATTTTAATTCTAATCCTTTAATATTTTTAGGTACTATAATATCTCTCATATGAATTTTTGCACCAGCCTCATCCATAATATCGATTGCTTTATCTGGTAATTCTCTTTGAGTAATATATCTATTAGATAGCGTTACACATGCTTTGATAGCTTCATCATCATAAGAAACACCATGGAATTCTTCATATGAATCTTTTAATCGATTCAGAATCTCTATAGTATCTGCTTCAGATGGAGGTTCTATCATAACTTCTTGGAATCGTCTAGTTAAAGCTGCATCTTTTTCTATATTTTCTCTATATTCATCTAGTGTCGTTGCTCCAACACATTGGATTTTACCAGAAGATAGCGAAGGTTTTAATATATTAGAAGCGTCTAAACTTCCACTAACACCTCCAGCCCCGACTAACGTATGAATCTCATCAAAAAATACAATTATGTTTTTATTACCTTTAAGTTCTTCAACTAATAACTTCATTCTCTCTTCGAACTCTCCTCTATATTTCGTGCCAGCAACTAGACTACTTATATTCACACAGACTATCCTCTTATTAAATAGAGTTCTTGCAACCTTTTTATCTATGATTCTCTGTGCAATTGCCTCTACTATTGCGGTTTTACCTACTCCAGCATCTCCTAATATTATAGGATTATTCTTCTTTCTTCTCGAAAGAATTTGGCAAATTCTATTTATTTCGCTTTCTCTACCTACAATAGGGTCAAGTTCACCCAACCTAGCGGCTTCAGTTAAGTCTTCTCCGAAATGTTCTAATATACTATTATTACCTTTAGGTTTATTTGAGAATTTATCATTTTCTTTCATAATTATTTATTTATTTCAATGTAGCTATTATTTCTAAAATAATTCATATCACTTACTGACCTTGCAGCACATCTCCAACATGTAGATGCTGTAGTATCTGGACCGACCTCTGACCACTCTTCACAAATGCCCTTTTCTGGTCCCCATTGAGGATACTTACTTAATTCTGGATTTGAGTTCTGGCAAATCATTAGTGTTCTTCCGTTCTTTTTCTTGGTTTTCCAAGATACGTATTCTGTAGTCATGTTTTCTCTATTTAGGTTATTATAGTATTATATGAAAAATTCTTATATTGTTTATAGTTTATATATTTCCTTTTAAGTTATTTCAAGTGTGTTCGAAAAATTTTTGGTAGTGACTACAAGTTAAATAAAGGGAAAAATTACTCTACAATATCGGCGACAACGGGACCGACAGGCCGGAGGCATGCTATATCGGGTTGAAAAATATCGGGCCAATAATAAAAATACTCTAATTTACCCCCTTGCTTGCGGGACTTTTAGTAGTCATAGTACTCTAAACCAATACAAATACTCCTATTAGTTCTGAGATACTCTTACTTTTTATAATAATGCGATAAGAATTTATTCAGAGTCTAGAGGTTTGTTATCCTATTCTAGGCATTTTAGGTACAACTCTACCTAATGAAGGCATTTTGAAGTTGCTTCCAGGAATCGATGCTTGCGGTATTTCTACTCCACCAGTAACTGGAGTTTCCATAGAACCTGGGTTTGTGAGTATACCTTCAGTTTGCGGGACACCTGGTTTTGGGCGGTTTTTATCAGGTTGTGGTAGTTCCTGTTGGCCAGGGCGATTTTCTCCAGGAGCTGTATTGCTTTCTAAAGGAGGAGTTCCTTCGTCGCCGCTTTTCTCATTTTTTCCTCCCATAGTCTCTGACATTTTGTCCATTGCAGCGTTCTTAACATTATTCTTTATCTTCTCCTTCATAGTTGCGAACCATCCTAAGTCTTCGTCACCTTTTATTCTAGTATCTCCTTGTCCACTATTATCTTTAAGTGCTTGTTTATCCAGGTTTGCGTCACTTATATTAGCCTCTTTATTATTCTCTAAATCTACCTGAGTACCTTCGATGTTTAGTTGATTAGTTTCTGCCTCAGTGTTTGCTTGTTCAGAAGCTTTAGGTCTTTCACCATGTTCAATATCATTAGTTTCGGGTGGTCTATTGTTTGCGGCTTTCTTTAAGAATTGCTGTGGAGTATATCCGAACATATTGGTGGTTTTCTTTTTAAGGTTATTATAGTCTATATATCTCTCTACTTTAGGCTCCGATATGCTTAAATTTTCCGGGTATATTTTTTGGCTGTCCGGTAACATTGCCTCAGTTAGGGGTCTGAGTATTTGGGTTTTATAGTTCTATTTTTTTGTCCCTGCTGAATAAGGGTCCAGGGTGCCGGTACGGACCGTGAGATGCCGTGCCTTTCTATGACATTCACTGAAGAACCCCAAAATACTGGCCGAACTACGAGAACCTGGGGGACATCATTGCGCTGCCGGTGACCTAGTGACACCTAGTGACCTGAGTGACATATTCACTTAAACTCACTAAACTCACTGTAGTGATCGTAGCGACATGTGATGAGACTCACTGATGACTTGGAGTGATGGAGTGACGATGCATGATGAAGTGAGTCATTGAGTGATGAGTGACGTACGACGCTGTAGCATGCCTAGTGATGCCAGCGTGCACTGAGTGCACCTAGGCAACTTAAAGAGTCAAGTGTCACTATATCACTCAAAGGCACTAAAGGCACTCAAGACATTGAGATGACCACAGTGATGCTGTAGTGCACTAGTGAGTGATAGTGCACCTGGTGAGTTATGGCCATTTTACACTGGAGTGACTATTCACTATTAGTGCACAGGGGAACACTCTCAGAAACACTCCAGGGAACACTCTCAGAAGTGCTTCCCAGAACACTCCAGGGAACACTCCGGCAAGTGCACTCAGAAGTGCTCCTGAGGAACACTCCAGGAGCACTAATACCTTTATTACCTTTATTAAGCTACTGACATCATGCTGAAAGGAATATTATATCTTTCGCCTGTACTGTCTTTTATACATTTTGCTCTACTTCTATTAAGTTTAGAGATTACGAATATATCTCCTTGACATTCAATCTTTTGTCCTACATAAAAATCTGATTTTTTGCGCATAGCTATTTGTTTATTTCTGTCTACTATGTAGCTATTTAATTCTCTTAATTCACTATTGTCTAATGCTAATACTGCTTGTTTGATTTGTAATAAATTCATATTATTGTTTTTTATTTTTGTTAATATATTTTTCGACCGAAATGCATACTGCATTGAACCTCTCTTCTAATTGTCCTGGTTGACAGCTTATTGCTTTTTGTATTTCTCCATTTTTGTATACTGAAATTAACCCAGTGTTTGATGCTTTGATTTCGAATGTTCCTATTGTTTTCTTAAGTGCCATATATAATTATTAAAGGTTTTTGTATTTCATCATTGTCTTCTTAGTATCTTCTATAAACATCTGGCAAAGTGGGTCTTCTTGATTATTAAAGCTACTCCATAATTGGTCTATGTTTATTCTACCAGCTCCTCCAATTTCTACGTCTATCCATTCGCAAAATTCTTGTAGTTTTTCGAAAGGTTCAGAAATAAATAAATGTTCTTCATTCATGTAAAGTCCTTCTAAGAAAGAACCTGTACAGCTTGCACCTTGTAAAAGGAAAGCTTTAGTGTGTTGAGATAAATCTCTTGAGTTTGATTTTTGAAAGTTTTCTTCGTATGACATAGTTTTATTTGTTTTTGTTTACATAGTAAATATAATAAAAATAAACGACATATAAAAATCCAGGTGATTTATTTTCATTTAATTTCTTAAAGTTATTAACAATTAGTTTTGAAAGGTTTGTCCCAATTTCCAACGCTTAAATGGAAATACCAACCAACATCAAAGTAATCTGTCATCGCATCTGAATTATCGTGATTACCCCGCATTGCAATACTGGTTATATCCTCAAATAACTCCTGTTCTTTCAGTTCACTTAAATTGTAATGGTTGATTTGACTATAATCTCCACAATCAAGGTCTCTAGGTGCTTCTAATATCGAGATGTCAAGACATGAATAGTCTCTACCTCTTACTGAGATTTTCCAACCGTCTTTTGAGGGATACTTGGTTCTAATTTCTTTTCTTTTTTCTTTTACCTGTTCTGGTGAAATGTAAGCCATTCTTTTTTTATTTTATTAAATTATTAGTAATTCTTTTTAGTGAAAACTTCTCATTGCTGCTTTTATTCCGGACTTGGTTGCCACTCTAACACTTTCAACTTTAGTGTGTTCTCCATCATATTCTTCTTTGGCTATGGCTAATGCTTCTTCGTCGTTGGTACTATAACATGTATTCCAACCTCCTTTCTCAAAGGTAATCATGTACTCTTTGGGTGTATGAAGGTCTAAGAGCTTGGCTTCATATTCAGCTAACATCAAAGATAATGTTAAATGTTCAGTGGCATACTCTAATGCTGGTCTCTTTTGAATTAGGTCAATAGCCGTTACGATTGCTCTAATACGTTGGTCGTAATTGTGTGCGCGTGTTGCGATTTC